AACCACAACGCGGTTTATGCCACAAGCATCAGCGCCACTAGCGGAACATTCATCGCCGCAGAGGGCACGATTGCAGGAACCAATTTCATAGGCGGCGGGCAAGCTGCTCCAATTTTTACCAGATCACGCGCATCGGCTGGCACTGCATTTGCGTCTAACCCAGTGGCAGGGTTAATCGGTACTTCCAGGGCGGCATCGGGATCGTACACAATACGATGCAACGGATCAAATGCCACTGGCTCGGTAGCATCCACCGCAACAGAATCGTCTTCTGTTCTGATATTCAGGAGAGGAAGCGTGGCCAGCCCTACCTATGGCTCACACCGCTTAGCCTTCTACTCCATTGGCGAATCTCTAAATCTTGCTCTACTTGAATCGCGACTGATAACGCTGAGCAACGCGTTTAATGCTGCTATCCCATGACCCACCCCCGCACCCAGCTACGCGCAGAGTTCGTCACTCGGCTGCTCAACGTCACAGCCGCAGCAGATCAAGTTCACAGCGGCCGGCTCATGCCGATCGAAGAACCCCTGCTGCCCGCGATCGTTATCCACACTCGCGAACCTGACGAGCTCCAGGAGCGAAGCCCCTCCGGCTGGAACGGTTTCGAGCGCCGTCGCTGCATCGTCTCCGTGGTCTGCATCGCGCAAAGCTTCGACGACATCGACGCGGAGCTTGACGCCATGGCCGACCAGGTGGAGGTCGCGCTGCAGAGCTGGACCATCCCTGGGTTCGAGTCGAGTGATGCGCTCTACCTTGACACCAAGAGCGACGATCCGGAGTTCGACGGTGAGCTCACTACCGGCGCCACAACGCTGCGCTACGAGGTGATCTACCGCAAGCCTTACCGCGAATGCAGCAACCCCTACGTCATCAGCGGCGGCAGCCTGGAGCGCAGCGGCGCCTATCCTGGTGGCCAGGTCACGCCGGGCTGTCCGGCTGGCAATACAGGCGAAGCCTGCCCCATTGGTGACGCCCAGCTGTTCAGCCAAGAGGAGCCGATTAACTGATGGCCACTACCCGCAAACGCGCCCGCACCGAGGATGGCAAGTTCCAAGCGGACGACCCGGCGACGCCTGAGCGCAACGAGGCCTTCGCGCAAGACCTGCCGGTGAGCATCGACAGTCTGGCTGCCTTCATGGCGATCGATCAGCCGGACCGCGAGCGGCTCGGCCTCGCCCTCAACCTGGCCAAGGATGCTGCCCTGGCCGTCACCGGCCAGCCCGTTGGCGACACTGCCGCCCACAGCATCCGCCACGGCGTCCACATGCTCGCCGCGCAGTTGCTCATCAAGGATCAGCTCGAGGCCACGCCCCAGGGCGCCGAGATCCCGGGCGTGATCCGCTACCTGTGGAAGGCCGCTGATGCTGGGCGTTAACCGCAGCGACCAGACCACCAGCGGCGTCGGCTCGGCGGAGAGCACCGACCACGCGCGGCGCCTCAGCAACGTCGCCCGCTACGGCACCGTGGCCGAAGCCGACTACACCGGCGCAACAGCAGGCTTCCCCGCGATCCGTGTGCAGCTGCAAGACGGTGAGATCCTCTCCGACTGGGTACCCTGGTTCTCCCCCCGCGCAGGCAAGGATCGGGTCTGGGATCCGCCTGAGGTCGGCGAGGTGGTCATGCTGCTGGCCCCGTCGGGCGAGCTTGCCAATGGCGTCGCCATCCCTGGCCTGTTCTCCAACGGCAACTCCAACGGCGACCGGGCCGGCCTGCAGCGCCGCACCTATGACGATGGCACGGTGATCGAATACGACCGCCAAGCCCACAAGCTCACGATCGACGCGACAGCATCCAGCGGCCAGGTGGTGGTGAAGGGCCAGGCGGTGCAGGTGCAGGCCACTGGCGCCGTCACGATCAAGGGCGCCACGGTCAACCTCAACCCCTGAGCCATGCCCGTCATCATCCGCATCGGTGACCCCGGCAGCCACGGCGGCAGCATCACCACCGGCTCACCCGACACCTTTGCCAATGGTCTGAAGGTCGCGCGCGTGGGCGACACCTACAACTGCCCGATCCACGGGCCCAACCCGATTGCCACCGGCAGCCCCAACACCACCGCCAATGGTCAGGCTGTTGCCAGAGTGGGAGACACGACCACCTGCGGCGCCACGCTGCAGACCGGCAGCCCTGATGTGGAGGTGAACTGATGGCTGGCATGAGCCGCACAACAGGCGAAGCGCTCGGCGGCTTCGACCATCTGCGCCAATCCATTCAGGACATCCTGACCACACCGATCGGGACGCGGGTGCATCGCCGCGACTACGGCAGCCGCATCCCTCGGCTGGTGGATCGACCGATCAACAACAGCCTGATCGCTGAGTTGGTGGCCGCCACTGCCGAGGCGCTGGAGCGGTGGGAGCCGCGGCTGAAGTTGGAGCAGGTGAAGATCGACAGCGTGACCGCCGAAGGTCAGATCAGCCTTAGCCTGGTTGGGTACTACCTGCTCAACGGGCAGCGTATCGAGATCGAGGGGTTGGTGATCTGATGGCGACGATCGACTTCAGCGCCATTCCGGCACCAGAGATCATCGAAGCGCTCGACTTCGAGACGATCCTCGCGGAGATGATCGCCGACCTGCAGGCGCGTGACCCGTCCTACACCGAGATCCTGGAGAGCGACCCAGGAGTGAAGATCCTGGAGGTGGCGGCAGCCCGGGAGCTGATCATCCGCCAGCGGATCAACGACGCGCTGAAGGCGACGCTGCTGCGCTACGCGGAAGGCGGCGACCTGGACAACCTCGTAGCGTTCTATGGCGTCACCAGGTTGGCGGCTGAGGCTGATGCGGCGCTTCGCGCGCGGGTAATCGAGCGCATCATGGGCAGCAGCACGGCCGGCGGCGCCGCTTGGTATCGCTACCAGGCGCTGAGCGCGAGTGAGCTGGTGAAGGATGCAGCGGTCTCCAGCCCGGCCCCGGGGCAGGTGCTGATCAACATCCTCTCCACCCAAGGCGATGGCGCGGCCAGTCCGGCACTGCTGGTCTCCGTGAACGACGTGCTGCAGAGCGACAGCGTGCGAGTGATTACCGACGTGGTCACCGTGGCCGGCGCGACGATCAGCACAGTGCCGGTCACCGCGCAAGTGTACCTCTACCCCGAGACACCGATCGAGGTGTTCAACGGTCTGCAGGCCAACCTGGCAAGCGCCTTCGCCGCGGCATCCGGCCTGGGTTGGGACGTCACCCGCTCGTGGCTGATTGCCCAGCTGCACCCGGCCGGCGTGCAGCGTGTGGTCTTGACGGCGCCTGCAGCTGATGTAGTGTGCGGCCCCAGTCAAGCTCCGGCCCTGGGCACGATCACGTTGACGATGGCGGGGCGTGACCGATGAGCCGCCACGATCTCCTCCCCCCCAACGCAACGCAGCTGGAGCGTGATTTCAGCCGCGTCAGCTCCAGCCTGCAGCGTGCTGGCGCACCGGTGCCGATCATCCGCACGGCGAAGCGGGTCAATATCCCCGACTCGGTGGTGCCATGGCTGATCTACGAATACGGCCTCGGCGAGATTCTGCCCTACCTGGGGAACAACCAGCGCCTAGCGCTTGAAGATGGGGTGCTGTGGCAGCGGATCCGGGGCACGCCCGAAGCGGTCCGCATCGCGCTGAGCTGGATCAACGTCACCGGCCTCATCGACGAATCCGAGGGCGGCTCCGCCCGCTGGGCTGAATACCAGCTCGGCCTGTCGGCCGGGACGTCAGGCGAGCAGATCATCGACGACATCGTCGGTGTTGCTCGCATTAGTTCTCCGGTGCGCAGCAGGCTGCAGCGCATCTACGCGGTCTACGACTTCCGTCGCTTTGTGCTGGATGACAGCCTGCTGAGCGACGGCGGGATGCTCAGTGATCACAGCGGCGTCAGGCCGCGGCCGGACTGGCCACAGATCAGCTACGGCCAGATCATCTCCAGCCTGGTCGAGGAGGATGCGACGGTGGCCAGCGCACACACCGACGTGATCGGCGTGCTGGTGAAGAACTTCGATCGATTCCAGCTGGATCACAGCCTGCTGGATGAGGAGTGGCACACGATTAACCACCCGAGTTTGCTCACCGAGCTTGAAGGTGTGAGCGGCAGATACCAGGGCCAGACCTGGGCGAACATCACCTGGCAAGCCACAACCACCTGGCTGACCACGAACGCAGTGGCATCGAGCACCGTCACAACGCAGACGGCGTAGCATGGGAAGCGACTAAGGGGCGAGCATGGCGGCGATCCTTACAACGAGCGGGCGCATCGCCATCGCTACGGCGATCAAGGCGCGCACCGCGCACCTGGCCTGGGGGTCTGGTGATGCGGCCTGGGGCAACACGCCTCCGGAGCCTGCAGCTAACAGCACAGCACTGCTCGCCGAGGTCGGCCGGCGCAAGGCCAGCCAGGTGGAGTACTGCGTGGCAGATGTGAACGGCGCGATCAGTGTGCCCGAGGGCAAGTTCAGCATCACCAGCACGCCGACCAACAACCTCTACTTCAAGTTTCACTTCGAGTTCACGGAAGCGGTTGGCTCCACCATCCGCGAGCAGGCGATCTTTCTCGACACCGTTGCCGCCGCTGGTGTCCCTGCCGGGCAGTTCTACCTGACCCCGGCGCAGGTAGCGCAGCCTGGCACGCTGCTGGTGATTGAGCGGCGTGCGCCGATCGTGCGAGCGATTACAACCCGTCAGCTGTTCGAGTTCGTGGTGACCTTCTGATGACGCTGACCGGCTACTACAACCGCTTCGACGCGGCCGACCGTTACGACGAGCTGCTCTTCCGCGCGGGCAAGGGCCTGCAGTCGGCTGAACTCAACGAGGTGCAGAGCACCGTCATCGACCGACTGAAGCGGATCGCTGATGCGGTCTTCAAGGATGGCGCCGTGATCAGCGGCACACCGCCTGCGATCACCGGCACCACTGCCTCCTGCCCGCTCAGTCTGATCTACCTGCGCGGCGCAGTCCGTGAGGTGGCAGCTCGCAGCTTCACGATCCCCACGACAGGCTTGACACGGATCGGCGTCTACCTGCTCGATGCGGAGATCACCGAGGTCGATGACGCGACGCTGCGCGACCCTGCAGAGGGCACCCGCAACTACAACGAGCCCGGCGCCGGCCGCCTCCGCGTCACCGCGACCTGGGGCCGCGAGGGCGACGGTGGCACTGGCGTCTTCTATCCGGTTTACACCGTCATCGACGGCGCGCTGCTCAACCAAGGCGGCGGCAACGTCGGCGACTCCTTCTCCGAGGCGCTCGCCCGCTACGACCGCGAGAGCAACGGCAACTACATCGTCACAGGCCTCAGCGTCACCGCCCTGGGCCTCGCGGCTGGTGTCAACGCCTTCTCGGTCAAGGACGGCACCGGCAACATCTTTGGCTACAAGATCGACAAGCTGGCCTCGACCCGGCTCAACTACACCGAGGACCCTGACCTCGAGGTGGTCGACTCGGAGCCTGACACCTTTACTGGTGCGACCGGCGGCAGCGCCACCATCCAGCTGAACCGCTTCCCGGCCGAGAGCATCCTGGAGGTGGTGATCACCCAGGAAAAGACCGTCACCATCACCCGTGGCGGCGTGAGCGGCGGCCAGGACACGTTGCCCGACGTGTCGGTGCTGAGCATTCAAAGCATCACCCATGCCAGCATCACTTATCAATCGCCTCGTGATTACTTCCTGAACGGTGACAAGGTGGACTGGAGCCCCTCGGGCGCCGGTGCCATTGAGCCCGCTCCCGGCTCGACCTACTCGATCACCTACCGCTACTTGGGGAACGCGACGCCTTCGGCGGTGAACCTTCAGGCTGGCACGTTCACGGTGACGGGCGCCGTCAACGGCACCCTGGTGCTGACCGACTACCGGTGGAAGCTGCCGCGCTACGACCGGCTGTGCATCGACCGCGACGGCAACTTCTCTCGGGTGAAGGGGATCAGTTCTCGCTTCACCGCCCTGCCGCCCGCCGTGCCCCCCAATCTCTTGGGCCTGGCGACGATCGAGCAGCGGTGGGGGTTGACGCCAACCATCACCAACGACGGCATCCGGGCCATCCCGTTCGATCAGCTGGAGCGGATGCGCTCGCTGATCGTTGACCTCTTTGACCTGGTGGCGCTGGAGCGGCTGCGCAACGACATCAGCTCGCGCGAGCCGAGCAGCAAGCGCGGCGTGTTTGTCGATCCGTTCCTCGACGACGACCTGCGCGATCAGGGCATCACCCAAACCGCTGCGGTGGTCGACGGCACCCTGCAGCTGCCGATCGCGCCAACGGTCTATCAGGCGCCGACCAACAACGCCCAGGACTGGATGCTGGCCTACACCGAGGAGATCATCCTCGAGCAGACGCGCCAGACCGGCAGCAGCAAGATCAACCCATACCAGGCCTTCGATCCGATCCCCGCCGCCATCACACTGACGCCAGCCGTTGATCGCTTCACCGTGATCGACACCATCTGGACGTCGCCGGCGACCCAGCAGATCCGTATCTTCATGGGTGGCACCGGTCGGTTCTCTGAAGGCAGCACTACCTCGACCCGCACCGAGCTGCTGAGCGAGACTCAGCGGCCAGCCGAGTTCCTGCGGCAGATTCAGATTGCCTTCACCCTCGCGGGCTTCGACCCCGGTGAGACTCTCACCGAGGTCAAGTTCGACGGGATCGACGTTACTCCCGCCTGATCGCCATGCCACTCACCGCAAACGGATCTGGACAGATCACGGGGTCGTTCACGATCCCCGCCAACGTGCCCGTCGGCTCGAAGCGCGTCACCTTCCTGGGTAACCAGGGCAGCTTCGGCGCGGCCCGCTTCATCGGCTCCGGCACGATCCTCACGCGCACCCAGCGTCAGCTCACCACGATCGAGACCCGGTTCTGGGATCCGCTGGCGCAGACCTTCCGCCTGGATGAGTCGCGGCACGTCACCGGCGTCGACTTCAAGTTCACGGCGGTCGGCAACACCGCCAACAAGGTCTACCTGGAAATCCGCGAGACCGAGCTGGGCCTGCCCAACGCCACCACGCTGGCCGAGGGCGTGATTCAAGGCACGGCGATCACTGTCAACGCCTGGAACAAGATCAGCCTGACGCGGCCCGTCTACCTGCAGGCCGGCGTCGAATACTCGATGGTGCTGCTGACCGATGACGCCAACCACGCAGTTGGCCTGGCTGAGCTCGGCAAGTTCGACATCGCCGCCCAGCAGTTCGTCACCTCGCAGCCCTACACGATCGGCACGCTGCTCAAGTCGAGCAACGCCTCGACCTGGACGCCTGTGCAGGAGTCGGACCTGACCTTCCGCATGTACGGGGCTCGCTTCACCAGCACCACGCGGACGATCAACCTGGGCCAGCTGCGGGGCACTGCAGTCGCAAGCCTCACCCGCTCTGGCGGGACTGCGACGCTCACCACCAGCACGCCGCACGGCTTCGTCACCGGCCAGAAGGTGGTGATCAGCGGCGCGACGCAGACCGACTACAACGGCGCTTTCACGGTCACCGTCACCGGCCCGACCGTGTTCACCTACACGGTGGCGAACAGCCCGGCGACGCCCGCCACCGGCACGATCCTGATCTCGGCTGGCGACATCACCGACCTGGTGGCGCTTGCAGGCGTTGAGCGGATCAGCTCGGAGACCGACGCCGAGTTCATCTTTACCAAGCCCGACAGCAGCCAGATCCGCGGCGCCGACAACGCCCGCATCCAGCTGGCCGAGGATGTGAACGTGCCGCTGACCCTCTCGGCAGTACTGCGCGGCACTACCACCCTTAGCCCCTACCTGTTCGCTGGCAGCCAGGCGGTCTACGGCAACCTCGGCGAGACCGGCACCTACGTGAGCCGTGCGATCCCATGCGCCGCCAACGCTAAGGTCTCCTGCACCTTCGAGTCGCTGCTGCCCGGGGCATCAAGCGTGCTGGTGGAGTTTGAGACCAGCACCGGCACATGGCAAACGGTGTCGCTCACCAGCAGCTCGCCGGTTGGCGACGGCTGGATCGAGCAGATCCACACCGTCGCCTCCTTCGCCGCTGGTGGCACGACCACCCGCGTGCGCCTTACCCTCACTGGAACGGCTGCCGCCCGCCCGCAGCTGCGCCAGCTCCGTCTCGTGGTGATCTGATCCCATGCCCATCGACGACCGCACAACGAACCGCAGCTACAAACTGCCGAACGCTGGCAACCTTCTCAGCGACGACGTAACGCGTCTGCGCGAGTCGCTGACGGCGATCGACGCAGATGTCTTCGCTCGCTACACCAAGACCGAGACCGATCAGAAGCTGGCGGATCTGATCAACGGCGCCCCTGGCGCGCTCAATACCCTGCAGGAGCTGGCCACGGCGATGGGAAACGACCCCAACTTCGCCACGACAATCACCAATGCGCTCGCTGGCAGGCCCGTCTTCGCCGACGTGTGGACCCGTACCCAGGCGGATGCGCGCTACGTGCAGGGGATTGCGCAGACCGAGAACATCTTCACTGGCACGGGCAGTCAGACGACCTTTGCGCTCAGCCAGACGCCACCCAGTCGCGAGTCGCTGCTGGTGACGGTCGACGGCGTGGTGCAGCCCGTCAGCGAGTACAGCCTGAGCGGCTCAGCGCTCATTCTGAGCGAGGCCCCGGCCAGCGGTTCAAAGATCCGCGTGCTCATGTTGGGCGTTGCAGGGCCGGTGCAGAGCGCGAGCACGCTGAACTTTGCGCATGCCGGCGCTGGAACCGTCACGCGAACGGTTGAGAGCAAACTGAGAGATGTGCTCCATGTCAAGGATCTTGGCTGCGCGTGCAACGGAATAGCAGACGACGGCGCAACACTCAACGCAGCGATTTATGCGAGATACAACGGCCTAGCAACCAGCCAAAGCCAAGAGTATGTAGAGATCCACGCAAGCCCAGGTGACGTTCTCAAGTTTGCTACCCCCGTCACGGTGCGCCAAAACCGGATTCGATTCATTGGCAATGGTGCCAAGATTGTCTGCACTGGGCAATACGCCTTTGACTTTACTCAAGACAGCAGCGGCAACATTAACGAAGACGGTGGGGTAATTGGATGGAAGATTACTGGTGCAACCCTTGCAGCCATTCGTGGCCGCGCATGTGCGTTTACCCGAATTGAGAATAACTGGTTCACTGGCAACAATGCTGCAATCGACCTGCAGGCAGTAGGTGCCATTATCCGTGATAACTACATCAGGGAGAACACTGGGGCAGGAATCACCCTGCTGTCTGCTATTGTCGTCGGAGGCGGCAGATCGGAAAGCCAGCGATGCGTTGTTGAGCATAATCGTGTTTACCTCAACGGCGGCATTGGCATATTCCTTAAAGACGGTGGCGGGCACTATCTTGGTGGCAACGACCTTGAGGTAAATACCTCGGTTGAACTGCTCGTCAGGTCTTCCTTTGGAAATACCATCTTCGGGTTGTACTCAGAGCCTACTGCTGGCATCCCGATCATTCAAATCGACAACGCATCCACTGATGTTCCTGGGCGTAACTCAGAAAGCAACCAGATCATAGGTGGCACATTTGGTGGTGGAGCGGTTTGGGACATTAACATATCAGGTGGAAACAGCACGGTTGTATCGGGGGTGCGCTTTGGAACTGGAAACATCAACATCTCTGCGGGTGTTAATGGTACGGTTCTTCTTCCTTGTAATGGCAACACTCCGACTGTCACAAACAGTGGCAACGGCACGTTGGATATGACAGCGCCGGGTAAGATCAAGATGTACTCAGGAACCTTCAACCGTATCCTGTTAGATGCAACTGACGCAAGTGGCGGCGTCATTAGTGGTGTTGACAACCTGCTGCACTTTGCGGGCATCAAAGGCATCAGCACATCACAAACAAAGTCTAAAAATCTTTTCGGCTTTGTTGACATTACCGGCACAGCTACTACGGCAGCGGTCACGTTTGGCACAGCGGAAACCGATGCGGCATACGGGACGTTTTTCGGCGTGTGGCATGCTGCCGGGACACCTGCTAGTGGGTCGGAAGCTGTCTACATGACAGCACGGGCCACATCTGGATTCACGATCAACCTGCGAGCCGCACCAGGCGCCGGGAATACGGTGCGAGTGCATTGGATGATTGTTCGATAGCCATGAACATCTCCGCGACCTATCACTCCCACTGACCCATGCCACTCCAAAGGATTCCCGGCGCCATGGTGTCGGACTCGACGATTACCTCAGCCGACGTTCAAGACGGCACGCTGACCGGCGCTGATGTGCAAGACGGCAGCATCGGCACCGCCGATGTTCAAGACGGCTCGCTAACCGGCGGTGACGTTCAGGACGGCACCATCGCTCAAGTTGATCTGGCAGATGGCGCGGCATCGCCGCGACAAGGCACCAGCGTTAACACCACAAGCGGCACATCTCAGCCCTTCAACATTCCAGCCTGGGCAAACAGAATCACGATCAACCTGGCAGGCGTGTCGCTCAGCGGCACTGCGCTCCTGCGCTTCCAGCTGGGTACCAGCGGAGGGTTCGTCACCAGCGGCTACAGCGGCGCTGGATCGGTGTTCAGCTCCGGCGCCGCAACCGTCAACCAGACCGCCGGATTCGACGTTTACACCAACGTCCCCGTCGCCACCTACACCTACACCGGCACGCTCACCCTGAACCGGCTGACTGGCAACACCTGGGTGGCCAGCGGCGTGTTCTCCGCATCGATCGGGTGGACCCACACGGTCGCCGGCTCAATCGCCCTGGCAGCCGCGCTCACCCAGGTGCGATTGTTCACCAGCAACGGCACTGACACCTTCGACGCCGGTTCCATGAACGTGCAGTTCGAGTAATGGCAGTCCGTTCCAAGACCGGCGTCGCCCGCATTGACCACCAGCCCGGCCCGCCCAAGACCACCAGGCAAGGCCAAGGCCAGCGTTCACGCCCCCGCCGCCGCGGCCGCAAAAAGCTGCGCGGTCAAGGCCGCTAGACTCAACCCGACAGGAGGACTCTCCTACCCATGACAACGACTTTTCTCCACGGCGTAGAGGTCCTCCAGATCGACACTGGGGCCCGGCCTATCCAGACCGTTCGATCATCCGTGATCGGCATCGTCGGCACCGCACCGGCCGCTGATCCGCTGGCGTTCCCTATCAACACCCCGGTGTTGGTGACCACCCGCTCTGAGTGGGCATCGCTCGGCGCGACCGGCACTCTGCCTGCCGCGCTCGATCTGATCTACGACCAGGCCGGCGCAGTTGTCGTCGTGATCCGCGTCACAGCAGGCGCCGACGACGAGGCGACCATCACCAACGTCGTCGGTGGCGTGAACCCCACCACCGGCGCCTATGAAGGCATCCACGACTTCCTCGCCGCTGAGAACATCGTCGGGTTCGCGCCTCGCGTTCTCATCGCTCCGGGCTTCACCCATCAGCGGCACACCAACGGCATCCTCTCGATCGCCGTCACCACCCAGGGCAGCGGCTACACCACTGCCCCTGCCGTCACGATCGCCGCCCCTGGTGCCGGTGGCGTTCAGGCCACAGCCGTGGCAGTGCTCGGTACCGGCGCCAACGCCGGCAAGGTGCTCAGCATCACCATCACTAACCCTGGCCAGGGTTACGCCACCAACCCGACCGTCACGATCGCAGCGCCCACCTCTGGCACGCAGGCCGTTGCCGGCACCGTCACCCGCGGCACCGTGCGCAACCGCGTGCTGGCGGAGCTGGTCGGCATCGCTCAGCGCCTCCGCGCCGTGATCATCGCCGATGGCCCCAACACCACCGACGCTGACGCGATCCAGCTGAAGAACGACTTCGGCTCTGACCGCATCTACGTTGTCGATCCTTGGGTGATCTCCAACGGGGTAAGCATCCCCGCCTCATCCGCTGTCGCCGGCCTGATCAACAAGGTCGACAATGAGCGCGGCTTCTGGTGGAGCCCCTCGAACAACGAGATCAATGGCATCCAGGGCACTGCCCGCGCCATCGACTTCGCCCTGGGCGACTACACCTCCCGCGCCAACCTGCTCAACGAGCAGAAGATCGCCACCATCATCCGCGAGCAAGGCTTCCGCCTCTGGGGCAACCGCACCCTCGCCACCGATCCGCTCTACGCCTTCCTGTCAGTGCGGCGCACCGCTGACATGATCAACGAGTCGATCCTCCGCGGCCACCTCTGGGCCGTCGATCGCTGCATCACTGCCACCTACCTGGAGGAAGTGCAGGAGTCGGTGCGCGGTTATCTGCGCAGCCTCAAGGCCCGGGGCGCAATCCTCGGCGGTGATGTCTGGGTGGATCCCGAGCTCAACTCGCCCACCAGCATCGCCAATGGCCAGGTCTTCTTCGACTTCGAGTTCACACCGCCCTATCCCGCAGAGCGCGTGACCTTCCGCAGCCACCTGGTCAACTCCTACGTTGTCGATCTCTTCCGTTGAGGACCTGACCCATGGCACAAATCCCCCGCGTTCTAAAGAACTTCAGCCTGTTCGTTGACGGTCGCGGCCTTGCCGGCACCATCTCAACGCTGACCTTGCCCACCCTTACCACCAAGATGGAGGAGTTCCGTGGCGGCGGCATGGACGCCCCCGTGGACATCGACATGGGCATGGAGAAGCTGGAAACCAGCTTCGAACTGTTCGACTACGAGGAGAACGTCCTCAGCCTCTACGGCCTGGCCGATGGCGCCGCCACCCAGGTGACTGCCCGGGGTGCTCTCCGTCGTGATGGCGAAGCCGCTGTGCCGATGATCGTCAACATGACCGGCGTCATTAAGGAGATGGATCCCGGCGACTGGGCTGCCGGCGATCAGACCTCGATGACCTGCTCGATGTCGCTCCGCTACCTGAAGATCACGATCGGCGGCCGCGAGGTTGTCGAGATCGACAAGGTCAACATGATCCGCCGCATCAATGGCGCTGATCAGCTCGAGTCCATCCGCAACGCAATCGGAGTCTGATCTGAATGGCTGGCAAGAACCTGCACCCGAACACCGCCAAGATCGACCTTGACTTCCCGATCACTGTGTCGGGCGTCGAGGTGTCTCACCTGATCATGCGCCGCCCCAAGGTGCGCGATGACCTGGCGGCATCCAAGTCTGGCGGCAGCGACGAGGACAAGGCGGTGTTCCTGGTAGCCAACCTCTGCGAGGTGGCGCCTGAAGACTTGATGGATGTCGACGCTGCTGACTGGAGCAAGCTGGAGCGGCAGGTCCAAACTTTCAGACAGGCCAGGTCCTAGAAGACCGGCTGAGGCAGGCGATCATCGTCCTGTCGAAGCTGACCAACTGGGGCCTGGCCGAAGTGCTCGACCTGGAGACAGATGAGTTCTGGGCCTACTTCAAGCAAGCCCAGATCGTTCAGACTGAGATCAACAAGCAGGTGGCAAGCAAATGATCGGCGGCGGTGCGCAGAAGATCACGGTTGAGATCGGCGGCAAGATTGCCGCCAGTCTCGGCGCGTCGCTCCGTTCCGCTCAGACTCAGGTCAGCAGCTTCGGGCGGAACGTTAACCGCAAGCTGAATGATGCGGCGATCGCTGGCCGCAAGGGCTTCAAGGGGATCTTCGACAATGCGCTCTGGCAGCAGGCCGCGGCCGGCGCTGCAGCGATCGGTGTCGGCATGGCGGCCAGCGTGCGCGTGGCGGCCACCTTCGAAGGCGTGCTGACGGAGATCGGCAAGACCGCCAACGCCAGCCAGGGTGAGCTAAAGACGCTGAGCGGCGAGATCCTCAAGCTCTCCAGCCGGAGCACCACCAACCTGGGCCCGGCCAAGCTGGCCGAGGGCATCCAAGACCTGGTTGCCCAGGGCCTGGAGTTGAAGGACGCAACCGCGTCGATCGAGACGCTCGGGCGAGTGGCGACCGCCACCGGGTCAGATCTGCTCGACGTGACCAAGACCGGCTTCCAGCTGCAGAACGCGCTGAAGATCCGTCCGACGGAGCTCAAGGCGACGTTCGATGCGCTGGCCTTCGCCGGCAAGCAGGGCGCCTTCGAGCTGCGGGACATGGCGCAGTTCATGCCGACCATCGCTGCAGCTGCCGGCAGCCTGGGGATCCAGGGCCGCGAGGGTGCGGTGAGCCTGGCGGCGATGATGCAGATGGTGCGAAAGGATGCGCCTGACGCGGGCCAGGCCAGCACCAGGCTGACCGACGCAATGCTGAAGCTGACCGCGCCGGATGCGGTGAAGCGGTTCGCCAAGTTCGGCGTCAATATCGAGCAGGTGCTGAAGGACGCGCGGAAGAAGGGCGTCAACCCGATGGAGGCTGCACTGGATCAGCTGCAGCGCGTCACCGGCGGCGACGTGTTCAAGCTCTCGCAGATTTTCGGCGACAAGGAAGCCAAGTTGGCCCTGATGTCGCTGATGAAGTATCGGAAGGAGTACGAGAAGCTGAAGGGCGAAGCAGGCGGATCGGCCGCGGCCGGCACCGTCGACAAGGACTATGAGCGCTCGATCAAAACCTTTGCCGGCACGCTCGCGAGCTTCCAGAACTCATCGCAGCGGCTTGGCATCGCGGTCGGCAATGCACTCCTGCCACCCCTGACGCGGATGGCCGAGGTCATCACGCCGATTGTTGAAGGCATCGCCAACTGGGCAGCGGTCAACCCCGGCCTGGCCAAGAACATCGTCGCGATCGGCGCGGTCCTTTCCGGCCTAACCCTGGCGCTGCCCGTGATCGCTGGCGTGGTCGGCGCGATCGGCGTACTCGGGGGGCCTGTCACGTGGACAATCCTCGGGATCGGCGCAGCGATCGCTTTGGTCGTCGCCAACTGGGGCACGATCAAAACCGCAGCAGCTGCAGCATTCCAAGGTGTGACCTCACTCTGGGGCAGCTTTACAACCTGGATCGGCAACGTCTTCAAGCAAGCGGTGGGCATCATCCGTCAGTGGGGGCCCAAGGTGCTCGGCGTGATGTTCCCGATCCCGGGGATGATTATCCGGATGTTCAGCGGCAGCAACATCGGGCAGCGGATCATCACCTCGATCATCGATGGCCTCAAGGCCAGGTTCGGCGCGCTGGTTGGCTGGGTCCGTGGCGCATGGAGCAACATCTCCGGCATCTTCGGCGGCACTGCGCCGGCCGCTTCTGCTACTGGTCAGCCGGCTACACCCCCCGGCCGCGCAGCTGGCGGCAAGGTCAACGCCGGCCAGCCCTACGTCGTCGGCGAGCGGCGCCGTGAGCTGTTCGTGCCCGGCATGGATGGAGCGATCATCCCCCGCATCGCCAGGCCCGCCACGGGCGGCGGCGGTGTCACTATCCACGCTCCCGTTACGATCCATGCAGGCGGCGGCGACGCAATGGCGATCCGCGATCAGGTGCGCATGGCCTTCGAGGATCTGATCGCTCGCGCCTACGGCGACTACCGGGTGGCGCTCAATGACTAAGCCGCTCTTCCAGCTCGGCAGCTTCCAGTTCGATCTGCCGAACGGCGTCCCGCAGACGCTCGACCGCACGGCCGAGTTCCGCTGGGAGAGCCAGGAGCGGCTGCTGCGCGATCCAGCGGTGCAGTTCCTCGGGCCCGGCAGCCAGGAGATCACCCTCGACGGCCAGCTGTTCCCCGGCTTCTCCGGCCGCCAGAGCACGATGGAGACGCTGCGCGAGCTCGCCACCCAGGGCCAGCCGCAGATGCTCACCGACGGCCTTGGCCGCGTCTACGGCAAGTGGGCGATCAGGCAGATCCGCGAGGGCCTCGGCACCTTCGCCCCTGGCGGCGGCGCCAGACAGATCGGCTTCAGCATCAGCCTGGTCCGCTACGTCGAGGACAACCCGGGCCAGTCCGCCAGCCCACTGGCGCTGGCGTTCAGTTCCGCACCAGACTTTGGCATCAGCTCAGCACTCTCTAGCGGATTTACCGGCATTGGTTCAGCATTCGATGTCGCAGCATGGGCAAAGACCAACCCGTTGGCAGTAACCGCGCAGAACGCTGGGTTCAGCCTGGGGCAACTCGGCGGCATCGCTCGATCAGTTGGTAACGGCAACTACGTGAGCGCTGCATTAGGAGCCTTCGGCATCGCTGGCCTTAACCTCAATCAGAGCAACGCATGGACGCAGCTCGGCATCGATACCGTTGGCATCCTCAGCAACATGGCCCAAGGCCGCGGCGCACCGACCATGGCAGTGCTGTTGGAGACGCTCCGGCCCGTGAGCTACCAGACCATGCAACAGCTGGCCGGCAGCGTCGGTGGTGCTGACGGCATTCAGAACCTGGCGCGTGATGCGGCAACCATCGTCACCATGCTGGACGTTGATCCATTCGTGACGGCTGACGTGCGGCAGGTGCTGCAGGGCGTCTCCGTGCTCAGCTCGTCCTATGCCGTGACGCCATGAGCCAGCTCTACGTCACCCGCCAGTTCGACGAGCTCGATGAGATCTGCTGGCGCTACTACGGCCGCACGCAGCAGACCGTCGAGGCGGTGATGCTGGCGAACCCCAACCTCGCCGAGCTCATGCCGATCCTGCCCGGCGGCGTGACGATCCTGCTGCCTGATCTGCCGGCGCCGAGCACCAGCGAGACGGTCCGCATCTGGGATCCGAGCCCGACCGCAACCCCTGGCACTGGAGCAGCATGAGCACGCCAGGCTTCAGGATCGAGGCGAACGGCGGCGACATCACCCAGCTGGTCGCGGATCGGCTCGTCAGCCTGCGCATCACCGACCAGGCGGGGCAGCAGAGCGACAGCCTCGAGATCACCCTCGACGACCGCGACAAGCGCATCCCCGTCGCCAACAGCGGCACCTGGATCCGCGTCTGGCTGGGCTACAGCACCGGCGGCCGCACGCCCGTCTACATGGGCGCCTTCGCCGTCGATGAGGTGGAGCTCAGCATGGGCTCGCGCTCGATGGTGATCAAGGCGACCGCGAGCAACACCGCGCCAACGCTGGTCAAGGAGCAGAAGACGAAGAGCTGGCACAACACCACGCTCGGGCAGATCGTGCAGGAGATCGCCCAGCGCAACAACCTCACCACGGTCCTCAAGGGCAACTTAGCCAGCACGCAGATCAAGCACGAGGACCAAACCAACGAGAGCGACCAGAGCTTCCTCACCCGCCTGGCCGAGAAGTACCGCGCGACCATCAAGCCCGCCGACGGGCGCCTGGTGGTGGTGCCCCGGGGCAGCAATGACAACGCCGGCAACGTCACCATCAAGCAGGAGGAGGTCACCAGCTGGCGCGCGACGCTGAAGAACCGTGGCGCCTATGGCGCGGTGAAAGCGAAGTGGCTCGATCGATCCGTCAACAAGGAGAAGGTCTACACCGCTGGCGAGTCGGGCGGCTCGCTGCCGGCCTTCGAGGAGAAACAGCTGTTCAAGACCCAGGCCGAGGCGCAGAAGGCGGCCGACAGCCGGCTGCAGTCGCTGCGCGCGGGCGAGGTGCGCATCAGCCTGCAGATGCCAGGATGGCCGGATGTGAACGCCGAGGGCCTGGTGACGCTCACCGGCTTCCGCGAATATGTCGACGGCACCTGGAACGTGAAGACCGTCACGCACGACCTCACCGGCTCCGGCTATGTGACGACCGTCGACTGCGGCACGCAGGGCGAAGAGAGCAGCGACTGGAGCACCGGCCGCGACAGCCAGGGCCGCTTAATTGCAGGCGGCACAAAGGGCGTGATCGCGCGCACCGGCAGCAGCGGCGACAGCACCGGACCACACCTAGATGCACGGTGGGCAGACAAGCGACGTATCACCGCAGCTGATGCCGATCGATACCTGCGCATCAATGGCAGGGCCCCCAGTTCCTTCGGCGTCACCAGCGGTTACGGGCCCCGCAATTTGTTTGGCCGCACCTTCCACTACGGCATTGACTTCGGCACTCCAGCAGGTTCATCTATCACCCTGATCAACGGCGCGACCTATACCAGCAATCTTGGATACACCGGCGCCGGCGGCTATGCCGTTCAGATCAATACCCCCGAAGGACCTATGCGGCTACTGCACCTGCAGGCAGGGTCCGCCAAGTGAATGCTTTGCATTTGCAGTTGAACTGCAGCTAAACTGCAGTTTGCGGAAGCCTTGCATGTGGCAGATCCAAGTGGCGGCAATACTGGCTGGAAAGGCCGACTTGGTGATCTGTCGGTCGAATTGATTGCTGTCGGCACTATCGCATTGGTCGGCACCTGCATCCGGGTGTGGGCTGGAATGGATGTAATCCAAACGCAGATCAACAACCTAGTTAAGAACGACAACCAGCAGGACACACGGATCGAGACTGTACGAGGCGAGGTAAACAACCTAAGGATTCAGGTTGGCATCATCCGTGCTCAAATGGGCTCAGGTCCATCGGGATATGGCCGGCCATGATTAATGACCTGATCCCTTACTTCCAGCACTGGAAGGATCTGCCGCATCAACGTGCCGCCATCACGCAGCTGTGGCAGGCAGTACCTGAGAGCCTGAAGCAACCTGAAAGCAACTGGGTGCAGACCTGGAAAGCAGCCGGGAAACAAGAGCAGCCGCGCACGCTGAGCAACCCAATCCAGGTGCGCTATTTCAGCCAGCGCGACAGCAGCACTGAGCACGCGCTTCGGATGTGCTTCAGCAGCTCCTGCGCCATGCTGCTCGAAACGCTCAAGCCTGGGACGTTGGCCGGGCCCAACGGCGACGATGCCTACCTGGGCCGCGTGCTGCGCTACGGCGACACCACTGAGGCGACGAGCCAGATCAAGGCGCTGCAGAGCTACGGCGTCGAAGCGCACATGGTGCGCAACGCCAGCTGGAAGACGATCGAAAGCCAGATCGACCAGGGCATCCCGGTGCCGATCGGCATCCTTCACAAGGGCCCCGTTGGCGCACCGACTGGCGGCGGCCACTGGATCTGCGCCATCGGCTACACCGACGACGCGATCATCGTCCACGATCCTTTCGGCGACCTGGATCTGCTCACCGGCCGCTACGTCAACAACTGGGGCGCCCGGCTGCGCTACTCCCGCCGCAACCTCGGCCCGCGGTGGATGGTTGAAGGGCCCGCAACCGGCTGGGCCATAGTGGCCGAACCCTGAGAACACATCCATGCGCCTGGCTGATCTCGTGATGGTCTATCCCGATCGACTGCCGCCGGCGCAATGCCAGGAGCTCATCCAGGGCTTCGAGGCCCGCGCTGCTGATCAGGTGATCCGCCAGGGTGAGGGCAACGCGCCACGGTTCACCGAGCTCAACCTGACGCAGTGCTGGCCGGAGGGCCATGAGCTGGCGTTCGGCGCCATCTTGCCGGTGTTCGAGACCTACAGCCGCGACCTGCAGATCAACACCGTGCAGTGGCCGGCAGAGCTGGCGTTCGAGGAGCTGCGGATCAAGCGCTACTGGCCCGGCGGCGAGGACGAGTTCCCCGACCATGTGGACGTGGGCGATCACGCCAGCGCCAGGCGGTTCGTGGCAGCGATGCTCTACCTCAACGATGTCGAGGATGGCGGCGCCACCGAGTTTCCGCTGTGGGGCCAGCAGATCCAGCCACGCGCTGGATCGGTGGTGGTGTTCCCGCCGCTGTGGCCCTGGCTGCACGCCGGCCGGCCGCCGCAGTCGGGCCCGAAGTACATCCTCAGCACATACCTCCACTACACCTAACCTGGAGAGAACGACATGATCTCAATGGAACACCTTCCTCAATACGTCGCCCTCGCTGTCGCCATTCACAGCGTGGCGCTGATCATCGTGAACCTCACCCCCACCCCGAAGGACGACGAGGCGCTCGGGACCATCAGCGCCCTGGCGGTGAAGGCCTACCGCGCGCTGGAGATCGTCGCCGGCATCGTCACCCCCCTGGCGAAGCGCTGATGATCAACCGCGCCGCGATGACGCGCCAGCTCCGCCTCCACGAGGGGGAGCGGCTGAAGCCCTATCGCTGCACCGCCGGCAAGCTGACGATCGGCGTGGGCCGCAACCTCGAGGACCGTGGCATCACGGCAGAGGAGTCGGCCTACTTGCTCGCCAACGACATCAGCCGGGAGGAGCGCGAGCTGCTCCGGGCACTGCCCTGGGCGGCGACGCTGGACGAGGTGCGCCAGCGGGTACTGCTCGACATGAGCTTCAACATGGGACTGGGCACGCTGCTGACGTTCAAGCGGACGCTGGCGGCGGTGCAGGGCGGCGAGTTCACGAAGGCCGCGGCGATGATGCTGGAATCGCGGTGGGCGGGCCAGGTGGGCGAGCGCGCGCAGCGGCTGAGCCGAATGATGGCGACAGGGCAAAATCCGCGCGAACTGCTCTCGTAGCATGATGCAGGGACTACTGAGCCCCCGGGACTGGTGGACCGGGGGCTTTTCTTTGCGGCGCTCAGCCAGGGTGGCGCGCGGTGATGTTGGGCCCAGGGCCGCCGGGCCGCTCCTCGACCTTGACCCCTTCGATTCGGGTTACGTCGAACCACTGGCTGTAGGGCATGCCATTGGCGTCCCGTGCCGCCAGCTGGATCTGATCGCAGCCGGTGAGATAGGTGGCCGATGCGACGGCAGTTCCTTCGATGCCTAGGACTGTGTCGCGGTACTTTTTGCCCAGCGTGAACTGGGTGCCGTTCAGGATGACGGTGCGGTTTTCAAGTGCCATTGCAAGATGCGGATGAGGGGTGATGCCGGATTGGGTGCGGCTCCGGCGTGCCGCGGCGGTCAAGCCGCCAGCAGCCGGCGCACCGTGGTGCGCGAACAGCCGAGGCGATCGGCGATAACCTGCTGGGTCATGCCGGCGCGGCGCCAGCGGCGGGCACGGGCCTGGCGATCCTCCGTGGCCCAGAGCAGGACCAGCAGGGGGAGCAGTAGCAGGGCGACGGCCCAGGCGGTGAGGCAAGCGATGGACATGGGGCGAAATGCGATGGGGTGGTGATCGGCGGCGCGCTCGGCCGGCCGATGAACCCAAAGTAAGGGCGCAACCGTGGGGGTGCTGCGCTGGCGTAATAATCCTTCACACTTCCAGATCGTCGCTCACCCTCGCCACGGCCCGCCGCGCTGCGTCGTCGATCAGGTGCGCATACCGGCTCGTCGTCTGCGTGCTCCGGTGCCCCAACAGCTGGCCCACCGTGCCCAGCGTCTGGCCGCCACTGAGCGCATAACTGGCGAACGTGTGCCGCAGGTCGTGGATCCGCAGGTCGCTCACACCAGCCTCCTGGAGCAGCGCCAGCCACAGCCGCCGGTAGCCCACCAGCGGCTTCTCTCCACTCTCGCCGGGGATCACCCACCGATTTTCGGGGAGCTGCCCCCCGATTTTCGATCGCAGCTCCCCGATTATCGCCAGCGCCCGATCGCTCAGCTGCACCTCGCTGGCCCCGGTCTTACCTCGCTCTGCCGGCACCCGCAGCACGCCCCGGGCCCAGTCGATCTCCGACCACTCAGCGCACATCACCTCCCGCAGCCTGGCCCCAGTCAGCAGCAGCAGCCGCACCAGCTGCGCGAACCGCCACCGCATCGACAGCGGCCCCTGGGCCTCCCACCGGGCCAGGGCCGCCCGCAGCTGGGTCAGCTCCTGTGCGCTCAGGTATCGCCGCCGCGCCGTCTCCCGATGCGGCTTCACCCCCTTGCATGGGTTGCTGTTGTGCGGCCGCCACCCCCACTGCTCCGCCAGTCGCATCGCGACGCTCAGCGTCCGCAGCGCACGGTTGGCGGTGATCGGCTGCCGGTGCGCGGCGTGCCACTTGGCGACGTCCTCATGCCTGACGGCCGCCACCTTCGTGGTGGGCCCCAGGGCCGGCAGCAGATGCACTCGCCAGTTCGCCTCGTCGCATCCTCCGCTGCGCTTCTTCGAGGCGTGACGCTCCATGTGCTCGCGCGACAGATCCGCCAGCGTGGCGGCCAGCCGTGTGGCGCGTCGTTCCTCCGTCGGCCGCCTTCCCTCCCGCACCTGGGCGAGGGCCTCGCGCGCGAGGCGCCGCGCATCATCTGGGGTGAGCTCTACCGGCGTGCCCAACTTCATCTCCAGCTGGCGGCCGTCCAGCTGCCGGAACCGCAGGTAATAGGTGCGGGCCCCCGAGGGCAGCACCAGCAGGCAGAGCCCGGGCACCAGGCTGTCGTTCAGCCGGTAGCGCTGGGCCCGGGGGGCGGCTCCCTCAACGAGCGTCTTGGTCAGCTTCATTGTTCCCACACCTTTCCCACAAAACTCCGGGAGCGGGAGGGATACCACGGGAAGCGGCGTGAGGCCATGCTCAGCAAAATCAAGGGGAAAGGAAAGCGCGGGATCCCCGAGGATAGCGGAACGCATGACTTTTAATCAGGGGGTCCTGGGTTCGAGTCCCAGCGCGCTCACCACCCAAAAGCCATCCACGTCAACGACTTACAGCCGCGACAGCGTGACAGGCCTGCCGGCCTTGGCAGGATCGTTCCCACACCATTCCCACAAGCCCACAAAAAAAGCCCCCGGTCATCACTCCGGGGGCTGCCGCTTTCTCGTCTGCTCATCCATTCTATCTTTGGCGGAACTCGATCTCGGCTGCCATCTCAACAGCCACCTGGTGTGCCACCTGCTGATCATCCTGAGCAAAGCCCCAGTGCACCACCCGGCCGTCATGCACGAACGGCATGAACCGGGTGGTCTGCCCCCAACCAATCGGCTGCACGCCGAAGCATGGCCAGGTCTGCCCGGCGTAGCGAGGCACTTCAGCCAGGATCACAGCTCCAGCCCCCGCATGTGCTGTTCCACCAGGTCGAGCAGGTCCTGGGGCACGATCGGGAACCGGGGCACCCACCGGCTCGGGTCCCACCCGAAGATGGTCCAACGCGAGGTCTGGTTCAGCAGGGTGCGGATGTTGTTCCGCTTCCGCCAGTGCACCAGCATCGGGTCGATGGTGCCCGCCGGCTGCCGCGTGATCGTCCACCGTGGGCTGGCCTGAGGATCTGTGTCCTCGTGGATGAGGTGCTGCATCATTCCAACTCCTGCAGAGGCAAGCGGCTGAGGTGCATCTGCGGCAGATCCCAGCTCACTCCGTCGCCATCGAGGACGTAGTAGTGCGGGCAGCCATTGGCCATAAAGGTGCCGACCACCTTCCCGGTGTGACCTTCAGGCCACCCCTGCACTAGCGCTGTGTTGCGCACATACACCGTGTCGCCTGGCACGAACCGCCACGGCTGCGCATTCAGCAGTCGCGTGTTCATCGGATTGCCCTCACCTCAGTGGTCAGACCGAACGCCATGCGCAGCAGCTGCTGACGTTCGATCGCTTCATCAATCGTCGGCACCACCCAGGCGACGTCGCGGTCGCTGTCGGCAGCGAGCACCGGCGGCACCACCTGACCGGGTTGGCCGAGGCCTTGCGGTGCGGTGATCCACTGCTGGCCGCGGCGGAGTGCGTAGCTCACAGCTTCACCCCGTCCTTCTTGAGCTGAGCGCAGGCGCTGAGCGCGCCGGCCTTGCAGTCCCTGATCGTCAGGTCGGTCAGGGTGCTGGTGAGCGCGTACCAGAACCCGGCAAGCAGGGTCGCGCATAAGGTCGCGCTGATAAAAGTCGTCCGCATGGTAGATGGGTGGATAGTGGACAGGAAGGGCCCCGAAGGGCCCGTAATGGATCAGTCCGCCTTCAGGTAGGCGAAGCTCATGTCGAGCTCGGCGTCGTACACCGTGTCGTCTTCAATCCGGCAGAGGTTGTGCTCGATGCAGAAGAGCACCGCGCGATTGACTGACACGCAATCGCCGCTGATCGTGAAGCGATCGGCAGTGCGGAAGGTCCACTCGATCACGACGCCGCAGCCTTTGCGAATCTCAGCTTCGATCTCAGTGCCGAGTTGCTGGAGGTTCATGGCCTATTCCGGGGTGGTGGGCGTCTCCGCCCTTGCCTTGCAATCATCCCCCCGCCAAACCCCAACCGTTATGCTGTTGTAACAATCGTTCACACACTCGCAGCCGCTACGATCGCCTTAGCGGCTCCTCTCGGATGCAGGCACGGATCGATGGCACCGAGTTCATCCCAGCCCGCACCGCACGCATCCGATTCCGGCAGGCCATCTTCGAGGCCTGGAACTGGCGCTGCGCATACTGCGGCGACACCGCCGAGAGCCTCGATCACATCCAGCCAAAAACACACGGCGGCATGACGGTGTCGCGCAACCTGGCGCCCTCGTGCCTTCCTTGCAACCGTCGCAAGGGGCACAGGGAGGTGTTCAGCTGGTGGCGGGAGCAGCCCTTTTGGACCGAGATCGGTCAAGCTCAGCTCATCGACTGGCTCACCTTGTAGAGGTCGCAGTCGGCGGCGCATCAACGTGAGCCCAAATCTTGCGGTTGACGATGCGAGAGACATGGGCCGGGTGGACGCCGTACACAGCAGCGATGGCGCGGTGGGACGCACCGTCCTTGGAGAGGCGGCGCATATCACGGATGTTTTGTTCAGTGAGAACGGCGCATCCGTTGCGCTCACCTTGCGTGGATGGCAGCTTGCGTCCGGGTTCCGGCCCAGGCTTGGGCTTGGACTTGGGCTTGGGGAAAAAAAGGCTCTCCAGGGTGCGCTGAGCAAACTTGCAGCTGATGCACCGCCGCCAACGGTGGGTGCCATCGGCGCGGTGTTCAGTCACTACAACCCGGAGCGTGCGGCGTCCGTTGCATTTAGGGCAGTCCATCAAATTGAGGTAATAGTTGCTGGGCCTCCGATGCCTCACGCTGCGGCAGCCGCCCACCCCTGGCGCGGTTGCGGAGACGCTCGCCCTTACGGGTGGAGCCGACCCGGTGGTGGTCAAATTACTGGGGTAGGCGGCTGGCCTCGTGTTCAAGCCACGCGGCAGCTTCCCATGCGGTGTTGACCACGTGGTCGGAGTATTGCCGCCCCTTCAACCATTTCGCCACCTCGCGGATTACATCGCAAGATGTTTCCTCCCAAGTGCCTCCTAATCCCTTGATCAACCGATGCTTGACCCGCTCCACCAGCGAGCCGGCGGGGACTGGGGTGGTGGCTTCGGGCATGAGGTCGTCGCGGTACTGCTTTGCGGCCTGAATCTGATCTTCCGTCATCCGCTCAAATTGATCCATCCCGAGGTATTGCCGGATGGGCTGCCCTATTGGGCTGCTGCCGCCCAGGTGATTCCACAAAACCCAAAGCAGCGGGGCGGTATTTGCCAGGTCGTGCGTGACCGGCGCTGGTATGAACTCGCGGACTTCCGTCATCGGCTCCAGCGCCCTGGGCATCGCCGCCTCCAGCAGATTCAGCCGGTGATCCTGCTCCATGCGCCAATCCACGGCGGTGTTGTGCATGGTCTGCAATTCATGGGTCAGCGCCTGCAGCGCCTCGACGCGGGCGCGGAGTTCTTCAATCTCGGTCATGGCTTCAAGTTCGAGTGAAATACAGGATGTTGCTGGCACCGCCGCTGGCCATCATCGGCAGCAGCAGCGGAGATCAAGGCCAGGGTGAGCAGCAGGACGATGGAGCGGGTCATGGCTGAGCCTCTGCCCGTAGGTGCAGCGCCTTGCCAGTGCCGTCACAGGAGACGCACTGCCGGTAGGTTGTGCCGCTAATTCCAATTGACTGGGGCTGTTGGCCGCTGCCGCCGCAATAACTGCATAGGCCGGTTTCGTTCTCCCACTGAATGCGCGCTTGGCGCACTTCATCGGCAGTGATAACAACGCGCTGCAGCTCGGCCAGCCGTGGCCATTTCGGACGGCCTTTGCGTGGTCCGCGTGAATAGGTGCCGATCGGCACTGATCCGCGAAGTTCAAACCCTAGCCCGCGATCTAGGGATGAATAGATCCGTGGCTGCCAGTTGTCGGGTAGTCCGTGAACCCGCCGTGCAGCCAATGTGTGGATGTCAGGCGCTGTCACGCCTGCACCTCCGCCAGCTCATGCAGCAGGCGTTTGATCAGGCAGGTGAACCCCTCGTCCTCACGCAGCAGCGGCCTAAGGCGCTCCACGTCGGACGCTGGTAACACGATGGTGAGCTTTCGGGTTTCGTGGGAGGGGGGGTTCATGGCAAAAAGTCCTCACGGATAAGCCGTGGTGGCGGGAATTGTGGTTTGGGGATGATGTTTGGCTTCGACGTAGCAGGGCCGCTGCTGTAGCTGTCACCGCTTCGCCTGAGCTTCAGTGGCGGTTCACCCGTGGGGCGGTTGATGTTTTCGTGGGTGAAGCTGCGGCGCCAGTCGGGGTCGAGGTCGCGGCGATACGGCGGCGCTGGTGGCCGGCTGAGCGCACCCCTAGCCCGCCAGCCAGCCCAATAGGACAGCAGTGCGCCAGTGCCGCCGACAATGGAGCCAAGCAAGATCTGTAATTCGGGGGTCATGGCTGCACCTCCGCATCAGTTGACGGTTTCATGCCCTTAATCCGGCCGTGGTCGCCTTGCGCACGCTCAAGCTCCCGGCGGTAGTAAGCCAGCTTGTCCTCGGCCCGCGCTAAAGCCGCCTGATGCGCCTCCTCCCATGTTTCGTAGTAGCTGTGCCGATCAGAAGCGCGTGCCTCTCTGCCGCCCCAGCTGCGGGGATCTGCCGGCCACACGTAGCAAGCGGTGACCTTGGTGCATTCAACTCGCTCGATTTCGCCCCATTTAAGGCGCCACATGATGATCGGCTGTGTCACGCCACCACCTCCACCACCATCCGGCGCAGGGTGGTGAGCACTTGGTGGCTCACTGAGCTGGCCTGCAGATATGTCATTTGGTGATCGATCAGGGCAACCACCTTCCAGCGCATCGCCTCGCCGCCTGGCAGCAAGGCGGCGAGGCCCTCGGTAGTAGTGGTGAGCCGCTCAAATGCTCGCGCCACGACCGCGGCCTCCGCATCAACTGCCGCGCGATCGGCGATCAGCTCATCCAGCAGCGAATCCAGCTGCTGGCGGGTTTCGGTGAGGGTCATCAGAACGGCACCGCACCGGGCCGGCTGCCCGGCTTGGTAAGCCGGACCATGCCGATCTCGCAGCGGGTGGTGCGCTCGGCGTCCTCGAACACTGGGCCCAGGTTCTGGCCGTTGCCATAAGCCGAGATCAACGTGCGCAGCTCCCGGCTAGCCCTGGAGCTCCAGCGGTCAGTGGAGATGGTGTTCCAGTTGCACAGCGCCACGATCTCGCAGCCGGCCGGGGCCACCTTCCAGGCATGGAGGATGTGGTGCTCGTCGGCGCTGAAGGGCGGGTTCATCACCACTAGGTCAGCGTGGCTGATCTGGTCGGCGGTGACCTTGAGCCAGTCGGCGCTGATCAGGCGGCTGTCGGAGATGCCGGCCAAGATCGACCTGAGCTTCGGTTCGGGCTCCACCGCCAGCACTTCAGCGGCGCCGCGCTCGAGGCAGGCCTTGATCAGGTTGCCGCTGCCAGCGGATGGCTCGACAACGGTGCGGCCGCGCAGATCGAGCGGGTCGAGCATCATGGCCGCCACCAGCTCAGGCGTGGGGTAGAAGTCGGGGTTGAACATCAGGCCACCTCCCGAGGCTTGCCCAGGAGTTCCAATCGGTCGAGCCACACGATGGTGTGCGCCTGCTGCTCTTCGATCGGCCGCAAGGTGCCGATCACGCCAACGAGGCTGTCCTCGTCCATCGACTCAAAGCTTTCGATGTCGGTTTGGCGGTGCGCGTGGCACTCGACAACAAGCTCAGGCCGCTGGTCCTTGTCATTGAAGGTCAGCAGAAACGAGACGTGATCGGAGTGGCATTGCAGCCGCGAGGCGCGGCCGACGAGGGTGATGCTGAAGCGCTTGGCCATGGTGCTGATAGCGATGAGGTGAAGATGGGCTGCCGCTCAAGCAGCGAACAGAACTGACTCGCAGCAAGGGCAATGGGTGTCAGGGTCTACTTGCACAAGGCTGATCACCGCGTCAGGGCGGGCATCGCGAGCTTGATCGGCTGCCTTCATGGCACGGCCGTGGCTCATGTCACGGCTGGCAGCCATGCCGTTGACGCGGATGAAATATTTGGTGCGGGGCATTTGCTTAATGGGGTGGGTGGCCGTCTCCGGCCGTGAGTGAATCATCCCCCGCCACACCCCCGCCCGAACAGCGTCGTTCACACGCTGTAACAATCCATTGGTGTGGAGACGAGCTGCCACTGCTTTCGCATCACCAGCTGCCTGCCGATCAGAAAGCTCTTCATCGTTGCTTGCGGAATCTTCCGCCTTCGAGCCCACTCCCATCGGTCGCTGATCGGCACCCTGTAGTGGATACGGCAGCGGATGTTCTTCACCACCCAGGCGGGCTCATCGTCCGGCCGCGGCCGATCGCCCTCGGCCTTCTTCACCCACCAAATCCAGGTGCCATTGCTGACGAGCGTCGATCGCCGCAACAGGCCCATGGACTCCAGCTTCAGGATGCTGTTGTTCAGCGTCTCCCGTTCGGTGCCCAGCTGCTCAGCCAGGTCGCCCAGCGTCGGCCACCACCCTGGGCACAGCTGCTCGATCTGAACCAGGACAAGTAACAGTTCAGACCGGTGGCGCCGCCGCAGCGACGCCAGAAACTCCGGTTCGATCACGGCTCAGAACGGCGGGTCGTCGTATCCGCCGGCCGGGGGCTGGCTGTTCCACACCGGCGGCGGCTGGAGCGCCGGCTGCCCTTGAGGCTGTTGCTGCTGTGGAGGGGCTGCTGCTGCCGCGATCTCTGCAGGGCTGTATGCCCGGGTGAGGTCGTAGCCACCGTTGGCCGCCGCCGCTTGAGCTGGAGCGGCTGCAGTCGCCGGGGCCGCGGCAGTCTGCTGCTGGCCCTGCTGCTGCTGGCCGCTCTCGCCCAGCTTCTCGAACGCCTCCACCGTGAACTTTTCCGCCAGACCCTGTTGACCATCACGCCGCGTGAACAGCTCCGGGGCCTCCACCCTGCCCACCAGAAACACCTTGTCCCCCTTCCGGAGGATGTCCGTGATGATCTCCGCCGTCTTGCCCCAGGCCGTGCACTTCACCCACCGTGCTGGCTGCTCACTCCCCTGGCGGCGCGGCTGTCGCACCGCCAGGGAGAAGTCGACTACCACCCGTGGTTGACCATTGATCTCCAGCGTCCTCAGCTCGGGGTCTCGGCCGAGGTTGCCTGTGAGTTGTCCGATGAAAGCCATGATGAATCGAGTTTCTCGTATGCGTGAATCCCCTCTGCGGGGTAGAGCACCCGGCTGCCAACCCGGATGAATGGCGGGCCCTTGCCCGCATAGCGCCAGTTGGCCAACGTCTGGTCACTAAGCCGCCACCGATCGGCGACTTCCTTACTCGTCAGATACGCACGTTCAGCCATAGGCCGCACTCCTTAGAAGGGGTCATCAGCAACCACTTCTGGCTGCAATACTTTCTGCTCCGCAACATCCGCGACAGGCGAGGTTTCGTCAGAATCCGCCGGCGACACTGCAACGGTTTCGTTGGCAGCTGCGATCTGACGGTTGAGCGCCGCCACTGTCACCGGCTCCGCCTCAAGCGCGGGCTGCGCGGGCTGCGCGGGCTGCGCGGGCTGCTCATCGACCACCGCCACCTGCGTCACACCCTGGCTCAGCGCGTTGTCGCTCTGCAGCACCTGGTCGAGGTCGTTGCTGCTCGGCAGACGCTTCGCCAACCTGCGGATCACGGTCTTCTTCGCCATCTCGCCCCACTCGCTCGCCCAGCAAGCCTTGCCGATGCCCGTGGCCTTCGCGCGGATCTTCTCCACCTGCGCCACGCTCATCACCTCGCGCTGGATGTCGCCATCCCGAAATTTGGCAATGGCGTAGACGCACAGTGACTTGCCCCCCTGCTGGGCCAGGTTTGGCTTGTGGTGGATCCGCTCGTTGTCGCCCAGCTCGAAGTCGAACTCATCGCCTTCGTAGACGACGTGGGCCCTGATGCTGCTGATCTCGCCCGACTGACGGATCTTTTTCAGGATGCCTCCCACCATCGGCAGGTAAGCCACCGTTTTCCCGCCGCTCTGGCGGTCGTTGTAGACGCTCAGGCCGGCCTCACGGCCATCGAGCAGCAGGCCATCCTGAGCAGCCTTCATGCAGGCGCTCATCAGCGTCCGCCGGTCTGCTCCCAGCAGGTCCGGCTGCATCTGCACCGCCGTGACGACAGTGCGAATGAAACGGTCGGCAGGGATCGCAGACGGCAGGGCCGTCTCGAACTCCCGGGTCATGCGGCCCAAATCAGCGCGAAGCTGACTTACCTGGGCTGGTAGTTGAAGCTGGCTCATTGCAAATGGTTCTCAGGAACGAATGGTGTGATGGTGCTCAGTCTTTGTTCCAGCCGGGGAGATCGATCGGCTCTTGGATCTGGTCGCCGTAGCCCGGCCACAGGTTGTTCTTCCAGCACTCGGCCAGCAGCGTCATGCCGGCAGCGATCCGACGGCGGCCGGCGTCGAGCAGGGCCTCGGAGGCGGGGTAGACCGCGACCCCATAGGGGCGTGCGTTCTCAACCACCAGGCTGAGGAACAGCTCCCCGCCCTGGGCGTCCAGGTTCCAGGCTGCTTGCACGTGGTAGTCGTAGTTGCTGATCGATCGGCAGAACTCCGCCCGGCTGGCGTCGGTTGCCGTCTTCACGTCGACCACGATCCGCCGATCCTCGCTGTGCCAGTCCGGCCGGGTCTTGCACTCCAAAGTCGTAGCCTCATCGGTCCACGTATAGGAGGCCTCACGGCGGCCAGGCAGCTCCAGCAGGAAGGCCGCGGCAGGATGCTTGCGCACCGCATCAGCCATCCGGCGCACTTCGTCCGCATCGTCGGGCGTCAGCACGATCTTGCCTTTGCTCTCGGCTTCGAACTCTGCAGCCAGTTCCTTGCCCACCTTGGTGCGGCGGTCGAAAGTCTGCTTCGGCACCGCGATGGTGCTGTCCCAGAGCTGCGGCTCCAGGATCGCCGTGTGGAGGGCTGTGCCCTTGAGCATGGCGTCGGTGGGCGGCTTCTTCTCTCGATCCTCAGCGAGGAAGCGATCGAAGTAATGAAGCGGGCTGCGCTTCAGCTCTTTGATCTGGCTCGGGCTGACGGCCTTGAGGTGGTGGTAGTCCTCATTGCTGAGGTCGGTGTGATGAATGAGCTTCGGGGCCATCAAATGAGCCCCTCCTGCACACGACGAACCAGCTCTTGATTCACGTCGTTCAGGCGGGAAAGCAGCTGGTGCGTGGTCAACGCACGCTCAGACATCAGCGGGCTTCCACGCAAAGACTCGGCCTGCGCTTTCAGCAGTTCAGTCTTGGCTTTAAGGTGCTCCAGCTCGGCTTGGTCAATGTCCATACCCTGTGAATAGCGGGGGTCGCTTTGAACCATAACTGCCTCCCTGCCCATACTTCCGCCTCCCGCTGAATCCCGTTACATACTGTGACAAAGCATTGATTTCGGCTGATAATCTGCGATCCTTGACGCTACGTCAACCGCCAACCTCTCGCCTCTCGCATGCTCGCGCTCAGGCCCTTTCAGGTCACCGCAACAGAGGAGATCCGCCATGCCTACAGGCTCGGGCATCGCACCCTCTTGTTCGTGCTGCCCACCGGCGGCGGCAAGACCTTCACCTTCGTCCACGTCGCCGAGCGGGCCGCCGCGCGCAACAACCGCACGCTCATCCTCGTGCACCGTCAGGAGCTGGTCGATCAGGCTTCACGCGCTATCGATGCCGTCGGCTGCCCCCATGGCGTCATCGCCTCCGGCTACCGCATGGACCTGCGCTTCCCCGTGCAGGTCGCATCCGTGCAGACACTTGTGAAGCGGCTGCACCTCATCCCACCGGACTGGTTCCAGCTGGTGGTCGTCGACGAGGCCCACCACGCCGTCGCCGGCACCTGGGCCACCATCCTCACGGCCATGCCCAACGCCCGGGTGCTTGGCGTCACCGCCACGCCAGAGCGGCTCGACGGGAAGGGCCTCAGCGGCATGTTCCAGGTGATGATCCTCGGCCCCGACGCCGCATGGCTCACGGACGAGGGCTTCCTTACCCGCGCGAAGATCTACCACCCCAAGGGCCTCGACCTGTCGATGGTCAAGCGGGTCGACAGTCGCAAGGGCAAGCAGGAGGCCGGCGAGATCCTTCGCCGCCGGCAGTTCATGGGCGATGCCGTCACCCACTACCGACGCACCATCGCCCCGCTCCACAACGGCACCGCCATCGCCTTCACGCCCAACCTGGAGGTGGCCACCACGCTCTCCGAGGCATTCCGGGATGCTGGCATCACCTCGGCCGTCATCGACGGGAAGCTCGATCGTGGGCACCGCCGGCGCATGATCCGCGACCTCGGCGATGCTTCCCTCAAGGTGCTCGTCAGCGTCGACGTGATCTCAGAGGGCACCGATATTCCCTCCGTCGCTGGCGCGATCCTCTACAGGCCCACCGACTCGCTCACCCTCTTCCTGCAGCAGGTCGGCCGCGTGCTCAGGCCTATCTACGCACCAGGCTTCGATCTCGACACCACCTCCGGCCGCCTGGCCGCCATCGAGCGCGGAGGCAAGCCCTTCGCCGTCATCAACGATCACGTCGGCAACAGCTACATCGGCGACGTCCTCAAGCACGGCACACCCACCGACTACCGCCCCTGGTCTCTCGAAGGGAAGGTGGCCCGCGAGAAGTCACAGTCCGCAGCGCCACCGATCAAGATCTGCCCGTCTTGCCTTTGTCAGATCCCAGCGATCTCCAACCCCTGCCCTGAGTGCGGACATCAGTTCCAAGTGGTCGTCCGAGAGATGCAGGTCGTCGAAGGTGACCTTGAAGAGCTCGATCCCGAGCTGGCCAAGCGCCAAAGTCGACGCGAAGTGGCCCAGGCCCGCACCAAGGAAGAGCTCGAAGCGATCGCCAAGGAGCGCGGCTATAAGGCAGGCTGGGTTACTCACATGCTCAACGCCCGAGGGGGCCGTAACAGTTATGCCCAAGCGCAGTTCCGATGAAGGCAAGGTCTCGGCTGACATCGCCCTGGCCTTTGGCCACGGAGACTGCCGCCTGCTCCGCAACAACGTCGGCGGGCTCTACGCCAAGGATGGCCGCTTCGTCGCCTACGGCCTCGGCTCGATGGGCGGGAAGATCTTGCCCGGCACCCTCGACTGGATCGGCTGGCGCACCATCACCATCACGCCCGACATGGTCGGCCGTCGCGTCGCGATCTTCGCCGCCATCGATGCCAAGGATCTGGCGAAGCCGCGGACCGAGCAGATCACCTTCACCAACAACGTCATCGCCGCCGGCGGCCTGGCCGGCTTCGCGCACAACGTCGAAGAGGCCCGGGCCATCCTCTACCCCAGCTGGCTGCCTCCTGCGTAACGCATTGTTACCACCGACGTGCAGCAGGGACACTCTGCCCGTAGCGTTCATGGGCACCAACGCACGCCCCATGACACTCTCCCTCGAAACCGCTCAGCATCGCCTGCGCAAGCTCTACCGCGACGCTCACCACTGCGAACCACCCTCCGAAGGGCACCTCTACAACTGGGCCGGCAAACCCGAACTCTGGGCTGAGCATCAGATCCGTTTCCGCGGCTGGTCCTACCACGCCACCGAGGCCACCGTCCGGGAGGCCCGCCGGCTCTTCAATCGCGTCAGCGTCATCACCCTCCCCCAGGAGCAAGACGAGCCCACACCATGACCGCCCCCAGGCTGCTCGCCTACACCGTCACTGCGCACCGCCAGGGCCGGCCCACCCCGGCCCGCTACACCTTCATGGCAACCGGGCCCGCTGCCGCCATCACCATGGCGCAGGAGCTGCTCCCTGATCACCTCATCTCCACCGCCCTGCTCCACCCCGACTGGGACGACGAACTCGCATGAGCACACCCGGCGTTCAAGCATTCCGCGACTCGGTCACCTTCACCGCCGGCATCGGCTACGAGCGCCGACGCATGACCGAGCGACTCCTCCAGCGGGCCGCCGATCTGCGCGACCTCCCAGGCCCTACCTCACGCTCCGTTCAGGCAGAGCTTCGCCGCCTGGCCGATGAGCTGGAGGCCATGCCCTGATGGATCTGCTGCAGGAGCTCGGCCGCCTCCCAGATCACTGGGCCTTCGTCGCCATCGGCCCTAACAAGCGCCCCTACATCAAGGATTGGGACTGGGCAGAGCAGCCCATGACCAAGGCGCAGATGGCTGCAGAGATCACCGCTGGCCGCGCACAGGCCATCGGCGTCGTGGCAGGCCCCGCATCAGGCGTCCTCTTCGTCGATCACGACGGGATCTCCGCCACCACCCAGCTGGAGCGCCTCGGCATTCCCCTGCGCTCCCTCCCCAAGTCCTGGGCCATGACCTCAGGCCGCGACGGCCGCTTCCAAATCATCTATTCCGTCCCTGAGCAGTTCTGGCCCGCGCTTCGCAACCGCCGCTACTGGCACACAGGCGACCCCGACCCGACCACCGGCAAGCCCACCAAGGTGCTCGGCCCCGATGGCAAAGCCGAGCAGATCGACCTTCGTTGGGCGCGTCACTATTCCGTCGTCGCCGGCCGCCACCCCGAAACCTCCGGCTACCGCTGGCTCAAGGACCGCGGCCCCGGTGAGCAAGACCTGGCCACCGCACCCACAGAGCTGATCGAGCTGCTCCTCAACGAGCCCGAGCCCGATCCAACTCCTCTCCTCACACCCGCGCCATTGGTCGCCACACCAATGCCACCACCACCTGGCCCCGGGAAGCTCCCCTTGCTCGACTTCGTCTGCAAGGCCTCCCGTGAACTGATCGATTCCGGTGGCACCCCCGGCTCATGGAACGACGATCAGCTCAAGCTCTCACTCGACCTTCGCGGCACCGAGGAATGGATCCGCTCACAGGGCCACCAGTCCGACATCACCGCATCGCAGGCCTTCGCTCTCCACATCCAGGCCGCAGCGGCCAAAGCCAAAGACTTCGATGAGCGCAAAGCCTGGCGGCGCTTCGATGGCGCTGATGACCGCACACCCAGGCCGTCGACGCCCGTCGAAAAGCTCGAGGAGCGGCTGCGCTACCACAACCGCCACTCGCTCCCGATCCTTCCACCGCCGCCGCGCGAGCGCTCAGCCAACCATCTGGAATCGCCAGGGAGTTCCCGCACCACAGCAGCATCACCACAGCAGCTGGACAACCAGCAGCACCAGCAGTCCTACGCACCAACCCTCGGCAAGCCCATCAAGCTCGAGTCGGCTGAGGTGCTCGCCATGCTCCGCGCACAGGCCGCTGGCGGACGCCTTCGCTACAACACCTTCTCCCAGCTCATTGAGCTTGATGGATCAGTGCTAGACGGCGTTGAGCGCTTCTACCTCACCCTCGCTGATCAGGGCTTCAAGGTCGGCAAGGAGAACGCACTTGACTGCCTCGTGCACGTCGCCAACGAAAATCCCTACGACCCCGTGCGCCTCTACCTCGAACACGTCGAGGCCACCGTTCAGCCCGCCTACATCGGCGGCCTTGCATCTGCCTACCTCCGGCCCGAAGACACCGCCCTGGGCCAACCCACCCTCTACGACCACATGCTTCGCTGCACGCTCATCGCAGCCGTTCGCCGCGCCTTCATGCCCGGCTGCAAGCACGATGAAGCCTGCGTCCTCACCGGCGGCCAGGGCCTTCGCAAGTCATCCTTCTGGAAAGCCCTCGGCGGGCCATTCTTCTCCGATTCCCTCGGCGACCTCTCCTCGAAGGACGACCTGATGGTGCTCCACCGTTCATGGGTAATGGAGTGGGCCGAGCTCGATCAGGTCACCTCAAAGAAGCACGCCGGCCACATCAAAGCCTTCCTCAGCCGCTCTACCGACACCTTCCGCGTGCCCTACGGCAAAGCTACCGAAGAGCACCCACGCCGCGGCATCATCGTTGGCTCCGCAAACCGCCAGCACGGCCTCCTCGTCGACGACGAAAACCGCCGCTTTTGGATCATCCCCGTCACCAAGACCAAAGCTGATCCGATCGACACCGGCGCACTCATGCACGAGCGCGACGCGATCTGGGCCGGCGCTATGGCCGCCTTCCGCGCCAATGAGCCCGATCACCTCCCCAGCGATCTTCTCGACCTGGTGGACCAGGAGAACGAGGCCTACGTCATCACCAACCCATGGGAGCCCGCCATCACACAATGGCTCAACCAGCGCATTCCGGGCGAGCAGATCACCACCGAGCGCATTCTCGTCGAGGCCGTGGAGAAGCCCGTCGAACGCCAGACGCGCATTGACCAGATGGCCGTGGCCGACATCCTCCGCTCCTTGGGCTACGAGCGCCGAAGGGTCATGAGCAACGGGCAACGCGCCTGGCGGTGGTTCCACACCGGCTGATTGCCTCACCCCCCTACTTGATGCCCCCATCTCCTGGAGAGGTGAGGCACCCCGAAACCCCAGGCCACACCTGGGGTTTTCTACTTGCTGCCACCTTTGCCAGGTGTCCTACCTATGTCGCAAAACTCTCTCGCGCCCTTACCCGCACCCCCTGCTATGGCCTCTCCTCCCCTTCTCTTTCTTTATTACTTCTTTAGAGGGTAGGTAGGGTAATAGATAGAAAGGCCAGTCGTGGGCAGGGTTTTCGGCCTGCCTCACCCCCTCAGACGTGGGGCAATACTTGGGGGCAGGTGGGGCAGCGCTCTCCAGACCTACCCTGGACCCCAGGAGGGCTCACCCATGGCATCCATCGACATCAGCGCCAAAATCATTGGGGACAAGGAGCTCTCTGCTGCCCTCGCCCGCCTCTCCAGCCACGACATCCCCAAGGCCATCACTGCCGGTGTGCGCCTTGCTTCCCGCGGCGCCAAGACCGCCCTGGGCAAGAACATCAGCGCCATCACCCCGATCCCTTCCGCCCGCATCAAGCAAGACGTCTTCGTCTCCATCGCTGGCGATGGGCAAAGCGCCAAGGTCTACACCGCAAGCGATCCCATCTCGGCCCTGCGCTTCAAGCCCAAGCAGACACGCACAGGCCTTCAGCTCACCCTCTACAAGGGCGAGCGCACCGTCATCCGCTCAGGGTTCATGCAGACCAACCGTGCTCAGTCCGGTCGCGGCAAGCTGCCCTTCAAGCCCACCTCTGAGCGCCCTTACTCCTACGACGGCCGACGCAAGAACAAGCGCAAAGGCATGCAGTTCGTCTTCGGTCTCTCCATCGCATCCATCTACCTCGGTGGACGTCACAGCTCACGCCTGCAGAAGCTCACCGAAGCACGCGTCGAAGAGCAGCTCGTCAAGGGCATTCTCCAGCGCCTGGGGGCCATGGGGAGGGGCTTTGGCAACGCCTGACCGGCACTGCACCGGGGCCCAACCCCCCCCCACAGCTTTGGGTCCTCCTGGCGCTACCTACCTGCGCGCCACCGCGCCCCGATTTTTCGCTAGAGCCAGCCTGAAAAGCGGGTTCCCAAAGCCTTACGGGGACAGGGTTTCTCAATAGCCCGGCGTTATTGCGACAAGTCAGCGCGAGTGCGACGAGTCTCACGAAACGTTTTTTGATCGCAAAGGAGCCGCCGGTAGTTGCGCAACCGGTTGCGCACCCAGCGCTACCGTGGCCCAATCAGGGCCTGTCCCTCGTGAGACTGCAGACGCCGCATGACTTCTTCCAAGATCCCGGCGATGGCCAAGCGCATCGAGCTCTGGCCCGTCGAGAAGCTGGTGCCGTACGAGCGCAACGCACGCACGCACTCTGAAGCGCAAATTGCGCAGCTGGCAGCGAGCATCGTCGAGTTCGGCTTCCTCAATCCGATCCTGGTGGACACCTCGGCCGGGATCCTGGCGGGCCATGGCCGGCTGGCCGCGGCGCAGCAGCTGGGCCTGGCGAAGGTGCCGGTGGTGGTGCTCGACCACCTGGATGAGCGGCAGCGCCGCGCCTACGTGCTGGCGGACAACAAGCTGGCGGAGAACGCGGGGTGGGACCTGGAGCTGCTGCGCCAGGAGATCAACGCGATGGAGATCGACCCGGCGGTGCTGGGCTTCGGCGAGGACGACCTGAAGCGACTGCACGACGGGCTGGAGCTCGAGGCGTTCGAGGGCATGGCGGAGGCCGGCACGGAGCGGGCGGAGCCTGAGCACCAGCAGGGCCTGGGGCTGCCGGATGGCGACGACGAGGATGAGGCTGCAGACGCGACAGCGGAAAGCGGCGAGGTGGAGGAGCGGCACATCTTCAGCGTGAACCTGCTGTGGGATCACCGCGAGGTGGTGCTGGCTGCGGTGCGCGCGGCGAAGGAGCGTCATGGGCTGGAAGGAACGCCCGAGGCGCTGGTGCAGATCTGCAGGGAGTGGCTGGATGAGCAAGACGCTGGAACTGATTGAGCTGGCCCATGGGCTGCTGCGCGACCTGCCGGATTGCCGGTTGTGGGGCGTGGATGACGGGGCCCTGGTGCTGGGTGAGGACGCGACGCAGTTTGTGTTCTGCTGGCACGGTGCGCTGACGATTCGTCAGCAGGGGTGCTGGCCGCATGTGCTGACGGCGGGGATGTATGCGGCGGCCCCGGGCAGGTGCGAGGTGCGGCCGGTGGGCACGGATCTGAGCCGGGGCATCGTGATCAGCCGACATGGGTGGCTGGGGATGATGTCGATCGGCGGCCCGCTCGAGGAGCGCGGTCGGCTGCGGTACATCGACGGCTGCACCGACAGCCTGCTGGTACCGCCGGTGCGACTGGGCGATCCCTGTCTCAATGGGCTGTGGTTCCCGATGGGCACCGAGCAGACGATGCACACGCATCCGAGCGTGCGTGTTGGGATGGTGGTGCACGGGCGTGGATGGTGCGAGACGCCAGAGGGCGAGTTCGAGCTGCGGCCTGGGATGGTGTTCGTGATCCACCCGCACGGCGAGCACCGGTTCAGGACGGGGCGTGATGCAGGGCTGACGGTAGTGGCGTGGCACCCGGACAGCGACACGGGCCCAACGGACGTGGATCACCCGATGGTGAGGAAGACGATGGTTGCGGGCGTGTCGGCGGCGACGATCCCGGAGCTGCAGACGCGATGACGCTGCGTCCGACGACCACCGATCAGGACGTGATGAGTGCAGCGCTGGATCGGATCCGGCGGATCTACGACCTGTTCGACCGCGTGGTGGTGAGCTTCAGCGGGGGGAAGGACTCGACGACGGTGCTAAACCTGACGGCGATGGTGGCGCGCGAGCGCGGCCGGCTGCCGCTCGATGTCTACTTCGTCGATGAGGAGGCCTGCTACCCGGAGACGATCGAGTATGTGGAGCGGGTGCGCGCGCGTGATGAGCTGAGGTTTCTGTGGTGCTGCTTGCCGATCAAGCATCGGAACGCCTGCGCGCGGTCGCAGCCGTGGTGGAACTGCTGGGATCCGGCGGCGCGTGACCGGTGGATCCGACCGCTGCCGGCCGGCGCGGTGACGGTGAAGGATGCGCCGCGGTTCCGGATGGGGATGCAGCTCGACGATGTGGGCCCGGTGCTGTTCGGGCCGGAGTGCGGGACGGTGGCCGACCTGACAGGGATCCGTGCGCAGGAGTCGGTGCGGCGGCTGCAGACGGTGACCAAGAAGGTGCGGGACAACTACATCGCTGGCGCGCGCGAGGGCTACTACTTCAACTGCAAGCCGATCTACGACTGGAAGGCTGAGGACGTGTGGGTGGCGGCGAGCCGCGAGGGGTGGGACTACAACCGCGCCTACGACGTGCAGGCAATGATGGGCACGAGCGTGAGCCTGCAGCGGGTGACGCCGCCGTTCGGCGAGGAGCCGCTGGGCGGGCTGTGGAAGTATCCGCAGGGATGGCCGGAGCTGTGGGAGCGAATGCTGCGGCGTGTGGAGGGTGTGAGCACGGCGGGCCGCTATGCGCGCACGGATCTCTACGGGGCGGCGATGAATGAGCCGCCGCCAGGAATGACCTGGCAGCAGTGGACGCGGAGCCTGCTGGATCTGTATCCGGCGAAGGAGCGTGCGGAGATCGCGAAGAGCATGGCGGGTGTGATCCGGATGCACCAGAAGAAAACGCACCGGCCGATCCACGAGACGAAGGACGACGTGATGTCGGGGCTGAGCTGGAAGTACATCTGCCAGATGGTGAGCCGTGGTGATCTGAAGGGCCGGAAGAAGGGCCAGCTGACGCAGCGCGCGATCACGGCGGCGAAGAAGGCGGGGCTGACGTTCGACGAGGTGAAGGCGCTGGAGGCGAAGCGATGAGCGTGGCGGAGCAGCCGGTGTCGAGAGTGCGATGGCTGCCGCGCGAGCAGCTGCGGGGCAATTCCTACAACCCGAACCATGTCGCGGCTCCGGAGCTGGAGCTGCTGGTGGTGAGCATCCTGGAGGATGGCTGGACCTCGGCGATCGTGACGCTGCCCGAGGACAAGGACGGCAGCTTCCAGATCGTGGATGGGTTTCACCGGTGGACGGTGAGCGCGGATCCGCGATTGCTGGCGCTGACCGGCGGCCAGGTGCCGACGGTGCAGGTGCGGTTGGATCCGGTGCACCGGATGATGAGCACGATCCGGCACAACCGTGCGCGTGGCACTCATGCGGTGCTGAAGATGGCGGGCATCGTGCGGAGCATCGCCGATGATGGCGTGCCGCAGCGACAGATCCAGAAGCGCCTCGGGATGGAGTCGGAAGAGGTGGTGCGGCTGGTGAATCGGGCAGGGATGCCTACCCAAGTGCGCAAGGTGGCGCCAGGATTGAACAAGGCCTGGGTGCCCGGAAAAGGATGATCCTGCAACTCACCTGGGCCGGCTTCGATGCAGCGGTTGACCTGCTGGCGGCGCAGTGCCCACGCGATCGCGTTGGCGTGCATGGCGTCGATCGCGGCGGCCAGCTGCTGGCGTGGGCGCTGAGCGAACGGCTGGGTGTGGAGCTGATGCGCCGGCCCGGGGCCGGGATGCTGCAGCTGCATGGCGTGATGGTGTCGCAGCCGCGGTTGCTGTGGGGCGATGCGCTGGTGCTGGCATGGATCGATGCGACGCCCGGGCAGAACCTGATGGCGGTGTGCAAGGCGACGCCGGGCACCACGGTGCTGATGCCCTGGCAGAATGCGAGAGGGTGCCGCCCACGTCCGTTTGTCCCCGGGTTCGATGATTGAGGTCGCCAGCATCCGATATGGCTGTGAGTGGGACGAGCGGGGGCACGTGAGAGCGTGGCCGATGCGAATCGAGTTCGGCCCCACTGGCGCTGAGGTGACGGTTGATCAGATGCTGGAGGGCCGCGGCCACACGGTGATGCTGACCGACCAGTTGGTTGAGCTGGTGAACGGGATGACGCCGCAGGAGACGCCGATCCAACTGGTGTGCCCTGCGCCGCCAGGTCTGGCGCGCAAGCTGATTGAGCGCGGTTTCTACGTCGAGTTGCTCCATCACTGATGCTGATCAAGCTGGCCGACTACGCCGAGCGCCATGGGGTGAGTCCGCAGGCGGTGCGAAAGGCGATCAACACGGGCCGTCTGCAGCGGAGTGTGCAACGCGAGGGGAAGCTCTACTGGATCGACCCGGAGGTGGCGGACATCGAGTGGGGGCGCAACACAGCGCCGGAGCAGCAGCGCAGCAAGGATGCGATCAAAGCGGGAAAGAGCGCAGCGCGCGGCGAGGGTGAGCCGCTGCCGCCAATGGGCCCGCCGGTTGGAAAGGGCGGCGCCACCTATGCGAGCGCCAAGGCAGCGGCCGAAGGCTACAAGGCGATGCTGCTCAAGCTCGATTACGAGGAGCGGGCTGGGAAGCTGGTCGACAAGTCAACGGCTGAGCGTGGGTTCGCTGCTGCTGGGATGCAGGTGCGCGATGCTGTGATGCGCACGAGTCAGCAGATGGTGGGTGATATTGCATCAGCGGTGGGCGGGCTGAGCCAAGAGCAGCGAGCAGCGGTGATGCAGGTGATCGACCGGCATCATGTAAGGGCCCTCGAGGAGTTGGTGCGTGCAGCTGGCGTCAGCTGAAGAAACGCTGAAGGCGTTCTGGCGGACGCTGCGGCCCGACCCGCTGTTGACGGTGAGCGAGTGGGCGGATCAGCGGCGAGTGTTGAGCAGCAAGGCGAGCAGTGAGCACGGGCCGTGGAGAACGGCGCGAACCCCTTATCTCCGCAAGGCCATGGACGACCTTTCGGCGACGAGCACGGTGCAGGAGGTGGTGCTGGTGTTCGGGGCGCAGATGGGAAAGAGCGAGATGCTGAACAACTGGATGGGCTACGTGATGGACATCCAGCCCGGGCCAGCGCTGTTCGTGCAGCCGACGATCGACATGGCGAAGCGCTACTCGAAGATGCGCATCGCGCCGATGATCGAGGCAACGCCGAGCCTGCAGGAGAAGGTGAAGGCGCCGCGCGAGCGCGACTCGGGCAACACGCAGCTGATGAAGGAGTTCACCGGCGGCTTCCTGATCTTGGGCGGCGCCAATGCAGCGAGCGGGCTGGCGTCGATGCCGATCCGCTTCCTGGGCGGCGACGAGATCGACCGCTGGCCTGCGGACGTTGATGAGGAAGGCAGCCCCCTGGCGATTGTGAGCGCGCGGACGCGGACGTTCGGCGTGCGGAAGAAGCAGGCCTGGACGAGCACACCGACGCTGGCGGGGCGGAGTGCAATCTGGGGCAAGTGGGAGGACAGCAACCAGCAGCGGCTGCTGTTGCCCTGTCCGCACTGCGGGCACCGGCAGATGATCGAGTGGGACCGGATCCGGTACGACCCGAAGGATCCGGGCCTGCCGAACACGCTGCGGCAGCCACCGGTGCTGATCTGCGAGGAGTGTGGCGTCGGGATCGAGGAAGACGCGAAGGCCTGGTGGTACGACCCGGATGTGTTTGACGACGACTGGTGGGAACCGCTGTTCCCTGATCGCCAGGCGCAGGGGTACCACTGCTCTGCGCTCTACAGCCCGCTGGGTTGGTTCAGCTGGACTGATGCAGCGGTGGATCACGAGAAGGCGAAGGACAATCCGGCGGAGCTGAAACCGTGGACCAACACGGTGTTGGCCGAGTGCTGGAACGACGACGGCGAAGCGCCGGATTGGGAGGCGCTCTACAACCGGCGGGAGCTCTACGAGCTGGGCACGGTGCCTGAGCAGGTGGCGTTCATCACCTGCGGGGTGGACGTGCAGATGGATCGCCTCGAACTGGAGGTGGTGGGCTGGGGCCCTGGGATGGAGAGCTGGAGCCTGGATTATCAGGTGCTGGCGGGCGACACGGCGCAGCCGGCAGTGTGGCGCGAGCTGACGAAGTTCGTGCGGTCGGAGTTCGGCCGCGGCGATGGGCAGCGGCTGCCGATCAGGATGACGGCGATCGACTCGGGATTCAGGAGCCAGGAGGTCTACCGGTGGGTGCGTGGCCAGGCCGGTAACCGTGTGATTGCGATCAAGGGCGGCGGCGACAGCCAGACCTCGATCATCGGCACACCGGGGCGGGTGGAGGTGCTGCGGAACGGCAAGGCGTTAAGAGGTGGCGTGAAAGTGTGGCCGGTGGGGGGCAGCACGGCGAAGAGCGAGCTCTATGGCTGGCTGCGGCGGCCGATGCCTGATGACGGTGACGGGCTGCCGCATGGCTGGTGCCACTTCCCGCAGTATGGCGAAGAGTGGTTCCGGCAGCTGTGCGCCGAGCGGCTGACGAACACGATCGACCGGCGGGGCTATAACCGGTTCGAGTGGATCAAGACGCGGCCGCGCAACGAGGCGCTCGACTGCAGGGTGTATGCGCGGGCGGCAGCAGCGCTGGTTGGCGCTGATCGGTGGAGCGATGAGCGGTGGGATGAGGAGCGAAGCGGTAGTGCGGTGCGTGACGTGCCACGACCTGCGCAGGTGCAGGATGACAGCGCGCCAGCGCCATCAGGGGGAAGCTTCTGGGACTGAGTAGCATGACCACGAGGAGGTGGCCGGAATGAGCACGTTTACGCAGGCGCATCTGGCGGCCATCGAGGAAGCGATCGCCGGCGGCTACCTGGAGGTCAGGTACGACGACAAGGTGGTGCGCTACCAGTCGATGAGCGACCTGATGAGGGCGCGGAATCTGATCGCCAGCAGCCTGGCGGCCGCCACCGCGCCGGTCGTGCGGATCGACTACCCGGCCGTGGTGCGGGACTACGAATGAACCCATTTGAGCAGCTGCTGGCCGCTATCTCCCCGCGCGCGGCGCTAAAGCGTCACGCGGCGCGAGTCCAGCTGGACCAGATGCGCCGGTATGACGCGGCGGCGCGCGGCCGGCGGACTGATGCGTGGGTGACGCAGGGCAGCAGCGCTGATGCAGCGAGCGCGCGTGGGTTCGGCATTCAGCGTGATCGTGCACGCGACCTGGTGCGCAACAACCCCTATGCCAAGAAGGCGATCGAGTCGTGGGTGAGCAACCTGATCGGCGCGGGGTGGAGCTTCAAGGCGAAGCAGAGCCGGCGCAACGGTCGCCAGGGCGAGCGCGTCACGGAGGTGATGCGGGCGTGGATGGCCGACCCGAAGCAGTGCGACTACAACGGCCTGCTGAGCTTTGACGGCTTGATGGCCCAGGCGGTGCGCTGCTGGAAGGAGTCTGGCGAGGTGCTGATCCGGATGCGGACGCCGAGCGAGGCGAAGATGCGCGGGCTGAAGCTGGTGGTGCCGCTGCAGCTGCAGGTGCTGGAAGGCGACTGGATCGACGAGACGCACGACACCCCAGGGGTGACCGGCAATGGCTGGACGAAGCGCGGGATCGTCTATGACGACGAGGGCCAGCGGGAGAGCATCTGGCTTTACAACTACCACCCAGGTGAGTCTGCGGTGCAGGCGACGAGCATCGTGAGCAACACGGTGCCGGCGGAGCAGATCATTCACTTATTCACGCCAGAGCGGCCCGGGATGACGCGGGGCGTCAGTTGCCTGGCGCCGGTAATGATCAGGCTGCGAGACCTGGGCGATCTGCTCGACGCCCGGCTGATGAAGGAGAAAGTCGCGGCCTGCTTGGCAGCGGCGGTGGTGGACCTGGATGGCACGAGCGACCAGAAGAGCACGATCGGCGATCGGATCGAGCCGGGCGGGATTGTGCGGCTGGGCCCCGGCCAGGACATCAGGACGATCAACCCGCCGGCTGCGGGTGAGATCGACCGAGTGATCAAGACCTACCTGTTGGAGATCGCGGCGGGGATCGGCATCACCTACGAGGAGCTGACGGGCGACTATTCGGGCGGCAGCTTCACCCAGGGCCGGATGGGCTGGATCGGGTTCCAGCGGCGACTGCAGAGCGACACGTGGCAGATCTTGGCGCCGATGGCGTTCGACCGGATCGCGGGCTGGGCGTTCAACGCCATGAGCGCGGCGGGGATCCCCACCGATGGGCTGAGCGCCGATTGGACACCGCCGCGTCGTGAGCTGTTCGACCCCCAGAGCGAGACGAACAGCACGATCTCGCGGGTACGTGCCGGCCTGCTGCCGCCGCAGGAAGCAATCCGCGCTGATGGGTATGAGCCCGACGAAGTGATCAGGCTGATCGTGGAATGGAACAAGCTGCTCGATGCGGCCGGCATTGTGCTCGACACCGATCCTCGGAAGGTGTCGGCGGCTGGTCTGACGCAAGCCAGGCCGATTGGATCAACCATGCCACCGGTAGGCGAACCACCGGCTGAAGCCGAGCAACCGCCGGCCCCTGCGGCGCCAAGGCCCGCTCCTGCCGGCTGACCTTAGAATCGTGACGATGAAGGAGTGCACATGAGCGACGGTCTCCTACAGACCAGGGCAATGTTTGCCCCCGAGACGATCAACGTCGAGGAGCGAACTGTTGAGCTGGTCTGGTCGACCGGCGCCCAGGTGCGGCGCGCCAGCTGGTCGCGCGGCGACTACATCGAAGAGCTAAGCATGGCGCCCGGCGCTGTGCGCATGGAGCGTCTGAACAAAGGCGCACCGCTGCTCGATGCGCACGACTCCTTTTCGCTGCGCAGCCAGATCGGCGTGGTGCAGCGAGCATGGCTGGATGGCAACGAGGGCCGCGCCCTGGTGAAGTTCAGCCGGCGTGATGACGTGGAGAGCATCTTCCAGGATGTAATCGACGGCATCTACCGCAACGTGTCTGTGGGCTACAAGGTCCACAAGACCGAGCGTGATGAGACTGGCGCAGTGCCGGTTGAGCGCGCAGTGGACTGGGAGCCTTACGAACTCTCGCTGGTCCCGATCCCGGCTGATGCCGGAGCCCAGGTGCGTTCTGAGGAACCGCCTGCAACCCAACCTTCCGAACAGGAACGATCCATGACCCTTCCCGAGAATGGGGTGCAGGCTCCCGAGCCCACCCAAGAAAACCAAACCCGAGCTGATCTCAGCATGGCTGTTTCGGTGGTGAATGCCGACGAGGTGCGCGCTGAAGAGCGCCGCCGCGCCGCCGGGATCCTCGACGCTGCCAGCAAGCTGCAGGTGAGCGACGAGCTGGCGCACAAGCTGATCGCTGACGGCGTGGCGCTTGATGACGCCCGCATGGCGCTGATCGACGCACGCTCAACTGAAGAGCGCAAGACCCCGGCCCATAGCCGCGTGGAGGTGACTCAGGATCACGGCGAGAAGCGCGCCGCGGCCAAGCTGGATTACCTGAAGGTACGCGCCAACCTGGCCAGCCTTGATGACACTCCTGGCGCTCGCGAGTATCGCGGCACCACGCTGCTGGACATGGCCCGCGAGTCGCTGGACATGGCCGGCATTAACTGCCGCGGCATGGACAAGAGCGAGATCGCAGTGCGTGCTCTGCACAGCACCAGCGACTTCCCGCTGCTGATGGCGAGCATCCAGCGCGTGACGCTGAAAGCTGCCTACGGCGAAGAGGTGCAGACCTGGCGGCCCTTAGCGGAGCAGCGCAACCTGCCCGACTTCCGCGAGATGAAGGAGATCGAAGTAGGCGGCCAGATGCTGCCTGAAGAGATCAAGGAAGGCGGCGAGTACAAGACCGGCACGCTGCAGGAGCAACAGGGCGCCTGGAGCCTCACCGAGTACGGCAAGAAGCTGGTGATTGGCCGCCGGCTGATCATCAACGACAACCTGGGTTACATCACTCGCGCTGTGCAGGTGCTGGCCCGTGGCGTCTCGGTGCTTGAAGCCAACCTGATGTGGGGTCTGATCACCGGCAACGCCAAGTGCATGAGCGACGGCGCAGTGCTGTTCAGCTCTGGGCACAAGAACATTGGCACCGGCGTGATCGGCGAGACGTCGATCTCGGAAGCGCGTCAGAAGATGCGCAACCAGACGGACTTCACCGGCAAGAATCCGCTCTACGTGGTGCCGCAATACATCCTGCTGCCGACCACGCTGGAGACGGCGTTCGACAAGTTCAACGCGACGATCACTCCTGCTCAGACCACCAACGTCAACATCTTCTCGGGCTACCTGCAGAAGATCGTTGAGCCCCGGCTGGACGTGAGCAGCACTGCGCAGTTCTACATCGTGGGCAACTACCCCGGCGTGGACAAGCTGGTGTACGGCTATCTGGAAGGCGAAGCAGGGCCCACCATCGAGAGCGAGATCAAGCGCGACCCTGATGGCATCACGACTTACCTGCGGCATGACTTTGGCTGCATGGTGAGCCAGCACCAGGCGTTCTACCGCTCCACCGGCGCCTGATCGCGCTGACGATTCCAACTAATCATCTGAGGATTGATCCATGAAGAACTTCGTTCAGACCGGGCACTACGTGGAGGTGACGCTCCCGTACGCCCGCCTGTCAGGTGAAGGCGTACTGGTCGGCCAACTGTTCGGCGTGTGTGTGGTGGACGGCGCCCTTGGCGCTGTCATCAACGTTCACCGAGAGGGCGTGTATGACCTGACTGCCGCCACTGGCGCCGGCACTGATGCCACGGCCTGGGCTATCGCCTACTGGGACAACACCAACCGGCGCGTGACACCTGTGGCGACGAGCAACACCCGGATCGGGCTGTTTGCCGCGGCCAAGGCCACCGCTGATGCAGTGGCCCGTGTGGCGCTCGACTAATGAGACCTGACCTGGCGGGCATTGCTCTCCGGGCGGTGGTGAAGGTGATGGGGGAGCGATCCCCTATCACCTACCGCCGAGGAGCTGCTGTCTACCAGGTGGGCGGCGTGTTTCAGGCGAGCCATGTTGGGCTTGATCCTGAGAGCGGGATTCAGGTGCGATCAACGCAGCCGGTGCTGCTGATTGATGGGCGTGACCTGGCGGTTACTCCGAAGCCGGGTGACGAGCTGGAAGTGCGCGACGGCCTATTCAAGGTGCGTGATGCGCAGTCTGATGGGCACAGCGGGTGGCTGCTGATGCTGCATCGCCTGCCGTCCGCAGCTGAAACGATTGGGATGATCTACGGCAACACAGTCATCCGGGCGAACACGATGATCACGGCGGGAACATGACGACGATTCCGGCTTTACCGTTTAGTGGGCAGCAGCTGCGGGACACGCTTGCAGCGCTGGATGCTGCGATTGATGAAATCGCTCTGACGCCCGGCGATGATGGCCGTGAGGTGCAGCTGCAGGCCAACTCGACGCACATCCAGTGGCGTTACGTCGGGGATGCAGCATGGACCGATCTGCTGCCGCTGAGCGCGATTACAGGCCCGCCCGGTGGGCCCACGATCGTCTATGTGCACACGCAATCCACACCATCGACGACATGGACGATCAACCACAACCTTGGTTATCGCCCCAGCGTCGAGCTGCTTAACAGTGGAATGCAAGAGATCGACGCAGAGATCGCGCATCCAAGCGTGAATCAAGTCGTCGTTACACTTAATCCAGCAACTGCGGGTCTTGCCCGCCTGATCTGAGGAACCCATGGCCCGCAACATTTTCACCGACTTCGACTTCCAGGGGACATCCAAGGTCACTGGCCTGCCTGCGCCGACGGCGAGCGGTGATGCAGCGAACAAAGGCTATGTGGACTCGGCGGTTGAAGGCCTGGCGTGGAAGGACAGCTGCCGCGTTGCGACGCAGGCGAACCTGAACCTGGCCAGCCCTGGCGCGACGATCGACGCCATCACGATGGCGAGCGGTGATCGGGTTCTGGTGCGTGCGCAGACCGCAGGCGCTGAGAACGGCATCTACATCTGGAACGGCGCCGCGTCGGCGATGACCCGGGCGCTTGATGCCAACACCTTCCCCGAACTGGAGCAGGCCACCACCACGGCGGAAGAAGGCACCAGCGCCGGTGTGACGTATCGCCAAACAGCGGTGAATGGCACGCTGGGCAGCACGGCGGTGAGCTGGACGGTGATGGGCACCAGCGCCCCGACGGCGAGCACGACGCAGTCCGGCATCATGCGCCTGGCAACGCAGGCCGAGGTTGATGCTGGCACTGCCGCCGACCTGGCAGTTTCCCCGCAGACGCTGGCGGGCTGGTCTGGGCGGATGCGGAAGTTCTCTGCGAACGTGGGCGATGGCAGCGCCACCAGCTACACGGTCACGCACAACCTCAACACCCGTGACGCGCTGGTGCGGGTCTTCCCTAACTCGGGGCAGTTTGATGATGTGGAAGTGGACGTGCAGCGCACCAGCGTGAATGCGGTGACGGTGATCTTTGCGACGGCTCCTGCGGCTAACGCGTTCCGTGTGGTGGTGATGGGCTGATGGCAAGAGAGTTCCTGACTGATGTAGACCTGAAGGCGAGGTTGCTGCTCGGCGGCTCAGCCGGCATTGCAGGGCAGCAGCCAATCAGTCAGGGCCCCGGACAGCCTGCGGCGTGGGGCACCCCGACGATCGGCGACGGCATGATCCTGGTGATCAGCAACCGTGGCGAAACCGCGACTGCTGGCACTAACTATGCGGAGGTGCCGGTGCCAGTGCCGTCAGGCAACTTCACTCTGGTGGCAGTGCGGTTCGGCTGCCACATCGACACGACTGGCAGCAGCAGCACGACGTTTAACGCCTATCGCCGCACGGCAGCGGGCGTGAAGACGAGCGTGCTGACGGGCAACGCCACGTTGGTATCAGGCGCGAGCCTGATTGATGTGTCGGCCAACATTACCGGCGGAACATTCACCGCTGGTGATCGTATCGGCGTCGATCTGGTTGGCCTGGGCACTGGTGCCCAGGGCCTGTTCGCTCAATTTCTGTTCACCCGTTCTGCAGTCTGATCATGGCCGACAACATCAAGACCAATCCCGAAACCGGCATCCGGTATTACGAAGAGCAAGGTCCGCTTGAGGGCCAGAGCGTCGATCTGTTTGTGCCCATGAGGGGCGATGTGCCGACGAATCCAGGCGGCAGGCGGTGGCCGAATCTGTTCGGGCTGCCGTATGACGGTACGGACCTGAAGTTCTACCTGAAGGGTCAGTCGAAGGTGCGGGAGTACGACCCGAATATGTTCTTCGAGGAAGCGACATGGGGCCCGGTTGAGTACGCGAACCCGAAGGCGGGCGGCCCTGCGGGGACGTGGGAAGAGACGCTGGAGGTGAAGCGGCGGCCACTGGAAGAACTGCTGAATCAGGTGGAGGCGGCACGGCTACAGGCCAATGCGCGGCTGTATCCGAGCAACGAGGATCCGATGCTGGGCGTGCTGCTCGCTGAGGCGATCCGGCGCGATCAGGAGGGCACCGCGACGCCGTTCATGATCGCGCTGCTGCAGCGTCATCAGGCGCTAGTGCAGGCGGGGTTCCAGAATATGGAGCGTGCGGCGGAGCTGCGTACGCAGATCGAGGCAGGGCAGCCGTTTGACCTGAACGCAGGTTGGGTCACTGCGGTTTCGTCATGACTGGAGACGCGGCCCGTATGCGGGAGGGAGCCGGATGCTGATTGTTCCGAGGAGGAGAGTTGTGTCGTCCGACTACGACAGCGACGCCCAGGCGTATATCACTGCTGTTGAGACTGCCGACACGCAAGCGCTAGAAACTGGCGTAACGGATGCGATCAACGCCTTTGTGGTTGGCTGCAAGGCTGACGGAATCTGGGCCGCAATTAAGGCAAGCTGCATCCTATCCGGCGCCCGCACGTTGGCCGGCGCATTGGTGCCGCTGGTAGGTGGAGCGCCAACTAATTTTAGTTTTGTATCTGGCGACTACAACCGCAAGACGGGGCTGGTAGGTAACGGAACCACAAAATACTTGAGCAGCAACAGAGCAAATAATGCCAATCCGCAGAACAGCAACCACAACGCGGTTTATGCCACAAGCATCAGCGCCACTAGCGGAACATTCATCGCCGCAGAGGGCACGATTGCAGGAACCAATTTCATAGGCGGCGGGCAAGCTGCTCCAATTTTTACCAGA